CTCATTAGGTGCTATCAGTGTAGCAGTGTAGCTACAGCCCACGAAATTTAAATTTTTTATTCTGTATCTTTATATACAGAATAGTACTTTTTTTTTATTTTTTTAATATCTAGCTACATAGCTACACTAAAAAGAAAGAAACCTAGATACAGTAAGGAAAGTAGGCAGATTTCTACCTACATTTTCCCTACACTAGACCTACACAAAAACCTCTCTAGCTACACTAATTCAAGATAATGTCCTCGTAGCTGAAGCCATGGAGCAAAACTCTGCTAACAGAATGTAACTCAAAATCCTTCACCCCTGCATCGTACATGTACTGGTACACATTGGTAACGAAATCCTGAAACTTGCATCCTTCAACGCAGTCTACTACCCATAACTCCGCTATACCTTTTACTTCTACTAATGCTCTGTAATCCATGGTTTCTAGTATTTATAGTTAATGTCCTCTAATACATCGTGAGGTACAGACAGATGTATCCATCCGTCCTCAAACGAGTACTCGTTTATAAAGATACTCCTAATTAATTTCGATCGAATCAGCCCAAGGTTATCCAGGGCATTACGTTCGTCCAACTCATTGGTGAATATTGAAAACATTACGTCCACATCACCGCTCAGTTTTTGGTCAGAGTTACTGATGAACTCTTTCAGTTGGTCTATGTTCATGGCTTCTGATTGTTATAAAATTCTATGAAACTTAATACTGCTTGGTACATAGCTTCAATGCTATCATCTGCAAATTCTTGGAATAATATGTTATTGCCTCTAGTTATTAAGCACTGCCAATCTTTATCAACTCGCTGAAAATTTTTCTCTACACTATATCCAAGTAACTCAATTTTTTCTAATACGGGCATTAATGAATCATATGATTCGTGGAAACATAATTCATCTTTTGTCCACCAATCTCCGCTATTGTACTTTCTAATGTAATACTCATTTGTTTGTTTATCAAAATGATATTGCATGAATTCTGCAATAATTTGGTTATTTTCTTCTATTGTGCTCATGGTGGTGGGTTTTAAAGTTCTCGTTCAATTGCTTCGATGATTTCTCCTTGAATGTATTCACTAGTCAATATTATGTCAAGGACTCTCATTCGCTCTTCATTACTGCCTTCACTTATGTCGTTAATGCTCCATAAGTTATCTACATAGAATCCTGCATCTCGCAAGACTGCTTTTGCTTTCTCAATTTCGTTCATGGTGTTTGTTTTAAATTTCGTTTAAATTAATGGCTTGTTAATGTCTCTTAGCATTGCTGCTTTTTCATAGTCTTCTACTTCACATGCTACGTCTATTGCATTTTGTATATCATCTACCTTTACGAATAAATTTGAACTAGTCCAACCTAATCCTCTATTATCAGAAATTGCTCCACAATTACAACCTACTGTATTATGTTTTATCTTAGGCATACCTATATTAATTTTTTGACTGCCACAACTGTGACAATATAAAACATCTTTTACTGTGTATATATTTCCTTTTACTCTTTTTTGAGCATAATCTCCTTGTGGGTTTGTCAATGCAATTACTTGGTCTCCAATTTTTAAGTTGTTCATGGTGTAAAATGTTTGTGATTAGAAATACTGACATGCCTAACATACATGCGTTAATGGTTATCAATATCATGCTCCGTGATATAAAGTTTCTCTTGTGTGTACTTCGTCTCAAAATAAAACTCGTCCTCGTCCTCGTTGTATACATCAGAGACATCGTCCCCGATTGATTGTCTTACCTCAGCAAATCTTGCCCGAGCTGCTGCCAGATCCAAAAACACCTCGTGCTCGTTGTAGTCTTGACAGTCTTGTGTGTGGTGGAAAATATATAGTCTCATAACTTAATAAATTGATAGTCATACTCACCTTCGTATGCCCCGATAAAAAACTCATTCTCTTCTAACTCGTCTTCGTCCAAGTCGTCCTCGTCAGCTTGCTCAATAGCATCTGCTTTCAATTCCTCAAACTCTTCATTTGTACACGGTATTACATCGTTGATGTTTGTTAAAACAACAAATCCATACAAGTCTTCTGTAATCTCGAATGCTTGATATGAACCGCTGTCGCCATCTTCCTCAAACTCCCAAATAAAACCGTTATCACGTTCAGATACCATAGCTTCATCTAGCGTTTGATGTTCGTTCATTAACTCAAAGCATTTCGCCTTTGCTGATGCATCGTTCTCTAGATTGAAAATTCCCTCTAAAATATTCTCAGTTGAATACCCATCACCATTCCAAGTACTCAATATTGCAAATCTCTTATTCATAACTCAATGATTTAAAATGTAAATACTTGTACTACCTTTGCCTTGTGTACCACTGCACAAGCCACATTTACTGCAACTGCTCTTGTATCCGCTCTCCTTACTCGCAGGACAGTTAACAATGCCGTCAATCTTTGTCTCTGTTGCGATGTAGCTACGATATCCCTTCTCTCTTGCAATCTGCTCTCCTTCGATGTCGTGAACGCTAGCCATGAAGAATTCTCCTAGGTTTGTCTTCTCCCATTGATGTGTGTATCCCGTATGGTTTTGTGCTGATTCAACCATTGCTTTGATTAACTCAATAGGATGTAAGCTAGGCTCTCCATACGTCCCGAATCGAACGAACGTATCCTTTGCCATATTAACGGCATCAGCTTGCATACTATCGTTGAACATAGGTAACTCATCGAACGTAGCAAACTCCTTCGCAATGCTCTTCAACATGCTTATGAATCCTACATATTGGTTGAACTTGTGTGTGTAGCATTTGCCAAACTCGTTGAACGGACAATCTAAACAGTTACTGTCAGCATTACTGAAAAATTCACGCATCCCAGTGTTCTTGCCTTCTGCGATTAACTCAAACTGTTTTCTTGAGAATGTGTACGTTTGTACGATTCTACGTTTCTTGTCTGCTTCTATCTTGTCATTGCTTGTAGTGTTCTTGTTAATCACTTGCAATGTATCTCCAATTCTAAATACTAATCTCATAACTAAATGTGTTTGTGTCGTCTGCATAACCAATCATATGTGTGCCTAATCTAAACACATATCTATCACCAATGCTTGTTACGTTTAATACTCTCAATAACTCTGCGCTCTCACCTTTTTCAACGATGAAATATTCGAAGTGATATTCGCCATCGAACATCGTTAACTCGTCATGTGGCTTTAATGAGCGGATGCCTACACTAAGAACATCGTCCTCAATGTAAGCTAAGATTTCAATTTTTTTCATACTAACAAATGTTTGATGTCACCACTACCGATAACATATGTGAATAACTCGTCTATGATTGTCTCTTCGTCCTTCTCTGTTCTGTCTAATAAGATGAATTGCTCATCGTCATCCTCAAAGATGAATCTGCCTTCAACCATTCCATCAGTGCTCGCAACATCCCAAACGATGTTACCACCCCAATTCGCACTACTATGCTGAACAACTCTTCTGTAGTGCTTGTCTAAATATCGTCTAACGTTACTTGCTCTCATATCTTCCTTGGTATTTATATCCTAATCTCTCCATGTAATCAACGAAATTCTCAAAGTGAGATTCGTTCTTAAAAGACTTAGAGAAGCATCTCTGCTTCCCTTGTCTATCCTTGAATAACAATGTTACTTCCATAATGTAATGCGTCTTTTACTTTCTTTAACTTTAACTCCGTTCAAGTAATATCCAATTACTTCGTAGTTACCTTCGATTTTCTCAATTTTTGTGCTCATGGTGTGTGTATTATGTGGTTATGTCCCCTCATTACTCAGATTGTCTGCAATCCCTTGGGAAGATTGTATGGTAATTTAAACAAGACTAGTACTATTATTACTAGTGTTACGTCATGCCGATGGTTTGATTATTCATGTGCATAAGCGATAGGATTTCCACCTACGAAGATGCTATATAAAGACTTACTACTTCTGTTGTTGTTGCACCCTATCTCATGTGCCGATAAACAAAGAACTTGTAACTGCTTGACTGAACTACTCACTACTTGCTTGTAACTGTTTCAACTCGAAAGAAGGCATGCTATAAGGTTTCGTACTTCATTCGCTATATGTATACTGATTCATCATCGTAACACCATGTAGCTTGTCAAATTAAAGTCAGCTCGTTTGCTTGACTGAAACAAACATACTGCATCAATTCCGATTGTGCAAGAACTTTTAGACGAACACCGTCAGATTTTCGACAAAGGACAGATATCCTTCGACGAACGTTTTTATACATTTGGTTTTTTACTGTACTTACCATGGTAGGTATAGGTTTCAATGTATTCATATATTCACATTTGAATAGGTTTGTGATTAGTGGAAGGGGCGAAGGGATAAAGCTATCTTTAAGAACGTCTAACCAATTGATAAACTTCACGGCATAAAATCGTCACGGAATGCAGATAGGTTGACTGTTCATTATTGGTTTCCTAAATGCAGAACGATAGACATGCGCCCACAACCCCCGTAAACATTGAGCTGTCCTATAATTAGTATTATGTTAAGTAGGATGCTATGTGATTGATACACAAGCAGTTAGACCTATAGGCATGCACCTATAGCAAAAAGCCAAAAACATTCAGCCTATCGAACGAAAACAAGACCCCCCTACCTAAAATTAATCGACTTTCCCTGATCGCCTCATCACGTCTAACCCCCATATTACCCAACACCCACAAACATCTAATATTTTTTATTACTTTTGTACTGTTAACATATAAAAACATAACGTTATGCCAAAGAATCCAACCCCAGGAAAAGGGATCATGCAGTACGCACCAGTTACTACAAAAAAGAAAGGAACAACTGGAAGTACATCATCAGTAGCAAGTAAAGGAACTTCTACTGCTAAATCAAAAACAGTTACTAAGAAGCCTACTACTTCTACTACACCTGCTACTAAAAAACAAGTAACAAAAGTTACTACTTTACCAACTGTTACAGTTACAGCTAAAAAAACTACACCTGCTACCACATCTACACCTGCTAAAACTGTAAGTAAAGATCCATACAGATACTTTATGGGGTCAACAGATATGTCTAAGCCAACTAAAGAGGTAAACAGAGCTACATATGAAAAAGGTGGAATGCCTCGTACAAAAATTGCAGCTACTGACACTGCTTCTATTAACAACTTGACTAGATCAAGAGGGAACATGTCATCAAAAGGGTACATTCCATTAACTACAAAAACTACACCTACTAAGAAAAAAAGCTAAGTACTTACCGCTTATCAATTTTTTGAACCGCTCATCACAATGGGCGGTTTTTTTGTTTTAATGTGTTGTATGTTTGTGTCATAACTTTAAAACACAGTAATTATGAAATCAATTATTTTAACAATCGGGTTTGTGTTGACATCAATGGTAGCAATGTCACAGTATGTAGAAACAGTTAGAGGAGAGTTTCCTTTAGAGGAGTGGTATGAACTTCCTGGAGAAGAATTCAAAGGAGTTAAGTACATTAGTTCAACAGATGAATGGATTAAGGAGTACTTAAAAGAAATGTTGGCAGAGGACAGCATCTCTATCGAAAAGCCAGACATCATCAAAAGAAAAAACACTGAGGTATTTTACATGGAGTGGAATTATAAAACGTTGGACGGTCACGAGGTAAATGTGAGCTACATTAACAACGGATTTATCTCAGATATCTCTTTTTACCAGTTCGATTAGTGTAGCTAGACCCCCAAAAATGTAGCAAATGAAGGTTTAGTGTAGCTCCAATGTAGGTAGAAAAATCGCTATATCCCTTTGTTTATCTATCTTTTACTACTTTTAGTGTAGCTATGTAGTAGTAGTAGTAAGAAAAAAAAAAAAAACTTTTATATAAGATTTTATATAAAAGAAATAAAAATAAAAAATTTCGGCCTAACGGCTACATTGCAGCACAAAAGGGGTTAACGCACTGATAATCAGCAGACAAGCCCTACATTTTAGCTACACTGGAGCTACACTGGCCTACATTAATAGAGTTAACTAACTAAAAATGAGTAACATATGAAAATGGGAGAAAAAATAACAGCAAAAAGACAGATGATCTCACCGTCAGGGTCTATACTGACTGTTGGTAACGAGTACACAGTTTGTGGTATTCAAGAGGACTACTTTTTAATTGTCAACGACAGAGGTAACCACCATTCGTTCGACAAGTCGACGTTCGACAAGCACTTTGAGAAGCCAAATGAGTTCAAGAAGGCATGCGAGCCGTTGATGAAGTACTTGTCGGAGAACCATCACCCACACGTAAGGGTTATTGTAGACTGTAACACGGCAGAGATGCTAAGACGATGTCAAGTACTTTGAGTCGGACGAATTTATACTTGACTAATATGAAGACAGCAATGCAATTAGCTATTAAAGAAGTAGCCGATTTATGGGGGAGTCCAAGCGACACGCCAAATTACACTAAAATTTTTGAAGTTTTAGAAAGTAAATTAGAAATGGAGAAGCAACAGATAGAAGATGCATATTCTAACGGTAGAGTTGATGAGCAATTTAAAGGAACAGGAGCTTCTTTTTACATAACTAAAGCAGAACAATATTATAATAAAACCTTTAAATCAGAATAAGATGAAAGCAATTGAATTAAGAATTGGGAATTATGTAAAATTTGATAATCATGAAGATGAATATTATAAAGTTTCAGGTTGTGATATATCTGAATTATCTGATGAATTAATAGATTTAAATGCCTCCCCTATCCCACTAACAGAAGAATGGTTGTTGAAGTTTGGGTTTATTAGACACCATTATGATTATGCAAATGATGTTATCTATATTAAAAATATAGCAGATAATGAAATAGATAATGCAGAGTTTGAATGGGGAGTTTATCCAAATGAGTTAGGTAGTGGTATTCAAATAAAGAACAGAAAAAGTTTAAAATATGTTCACGAAATACAGAACCTATACTTTGCATTGACTGGAGAAGAATTAACCTTTAAATCAAAATAACATGAAACAAATAGTATATAACGCAATAGAATGTAGCCACTGCGGTGACACTGTAGTAAGCTACCACGTACACGACTTCAAATGTTGTAGTTGTGGATTAGCAAGTGTTGATGGAGGAATGGAGTATGAACGTTATGGAGGTGATGGATTTACTAAGATAACAGTGTATGCAGACGACGACTTTGAAATAGTACGTAAGCATGCCACACGAGGCTCAAGAGGTAAGGACGGAAAGCAGCCACTGAAGTACATTCCGATATGCGAAATGGACGAAGACTATCTAGAGGCAGTAATTGACTACGGTGGTGTTGATTGGCATATAGATCTAATCAAAAAAGAGATAGATTATAGGCAAAAGCATATAAAATAGCCAAAAAGTTAAATATAATGTGCAAAAGCATATAATTTTTAGTAAATTCGCATAAAAATTTAAATAAAATGATCGTAAAACAACTTTTTTTCGGAGAAAACGGAAGAGAAAAGCTGATTACTGGTATCGAGAAGATATCGGGAGCTGTAAAGAGTACACTTGGGCCGGCAGGTAACACGGCAATCCTGGAGTCAGAAAACCACATCGGTGGGTTCACCGTTACAAAGGACGGTGTGACGGTCGCTAAGGCGATCAACCTAGAGGACCCGGTGGAGAACATGGCTGTACAGATGGTACGCCAGGCGGCAGACAGAACAGCAACAGTTGCTGGAGATGGGACAACCACTAGCGTGGTTTTGACTGAGGCTATTATCAAGCAGGCAATAAATCGGATCAACGAGGACAACAACACTATCGAGGTGTTACGTAACATCACTACAATAAGCCAGGAGATGGACAAGTACTTGTCTAAGATGTCTAAGAAGGTATCAGGGAAGAAGCTTGTGGACGTTGCGACGGTGTCAGCTAACAATGACAAGGTGATTGGTTCAATGATCGCTGACGTGTACAGTAAGGTCGGCATGGTGACAGTTGAGAACTCACAGACATCAGACACGTACTTCGAGATTATTGATGGTATTAAGATTGACCGTGGGTTCAGTAGTAAGTACTTCGTGAACGAGCATAAGAAGAACGAGTGTGTGCTAGACAACCCATACGTGTTGATCACGGACCACGAGATTTCTAACCTACAGAGTCTAGAGGGTATCCTTGCACCAATCATTCAGAACAACCGCTCGTTACTGATTATCGGTCAGCTGGACGCTAAGTCATTGGCGACGATAAACCTTAACGTTGCGAAGGGTAACCTTAAGGCGTGTAACATCATCCCACCACAGTTCGGGTACAAGAAGGAGGAGGTCATGACGGACCTTGCTATTGCACTTAACGGTCACTACTACTCTGAGCGCACTGGAGACAACTTGGCACTTGTTGAGTTGAGCGGTCTTGGTCGTGCGGCTAAGGTGATCGTTGGTCAGGACATGACGACCATCATACCATTGAACGAGGAGAACCCAGCACTTGACGAGCACATCGCAAAGCTTAACGAGTCACGTTCGTTGAGTACTAACCCAAGAGACATTGAGTTCATTGACGAGCGTATCGCTAACATCAACGGTGGTATTGGTATCATCTATGTTGGAGCTAACTCTGACATCGAGCAGAAGGAGCTACGTGACCGTATCGACGACTCTGTGTGTGCGGTTAGAGCAGCTATTGAGGAGGGAATACTTCCTGGTGGTGGGATTGCACTTATCAACGTGTGCAGACACATCAAGGACAGTGAGGACACTGACATGAACACAGCGGTTGAGATCATGATGAACGCTGTTATGGAGCCATTCATGCAGATCATTAAGAACGCTGGCATTGATCCAATGTCGATATCATTAAACATTATAGGTAAGGGAGACGGGTACGGATTCAACGTTAAAACTAAGCAGTACGGTGACATGATGTCGATGGGTATTATTGATCCGGCTAAGGTTACGAAGAACGCTCTTAAGAACGCTGTGTCTGTAGCTACTACGATACTTAACTCATCAGTTATTGTAACAAACATAAGAGAATATGAAGGCAATAGGTAAATACATTCTTATCTCCCCATGTGAGATCAAGGAGGAGAAATCAAAATCGGGGCTGTTCTTGACGGCCTCTGAGTCAGTCAACACAAGATACAAGGACGCTATCGTCGTTGAGCCAGGTGCTGACGTTGTAGACTCGATAAAGGTGGGAACAAAAATCTCATACGACTCTGTTCAGGGTCACGACATAAAGATCGACGACGTTGTGTACAGAGTTATTTTGGAGCGTGACGTTGCCTTACTTCTTGATTAAATCTTTTAATAGCCATCGCATGTACCTTATCTGTGTACGTTGCGGTGGCTTTAAATATTGGGTTATGCTGAGGTGTCTCAGATATCGGTTCCTCACCGTTTAGTTTCTTATAGATAGAGGCACACATCTTACGAGCCTTAAACGTCAGCTCGTACTTCTTTTCCTCGCCCCAATTCTTTTTCACCCAGTTATGTATAAAACCATCCCTCATCAGTCGAGCGAAGCGTTGGTTATCCCACTTGAATATATTCTCGTACTCTAGGTACTTTGATCTGGTGAACAGACCTTCTGTGTACAAGAAAAGCAGCATATCAATATCAGCTGATGACAGATTGTACTTCTTTCTTGCCCAGTACTTTACTACCTTCCAGTACTTGAGGTAGTCGTTCTTTGGTAGTGCCCTATCGTATATTACATTTCGATAGCGTGTTCTTTTAATTACTCTTTTGATTGGATACATATGAATGCAAAATTAAATGATTTTGACTATATTTGCAATATGAAAACACAAATAAAACCAAGATACAGTTGTGACACGTTCATCGACAAGGCTATTCAGATTAAAAAAGCTAAAGAAATGGCTGAAGAGATGAAAGAAGTTATGATGAAGGAGACTGTTAAGCAGTCAATGATGAACGGTAAGCGCAAGTGATCCAGGTCATCAGGAAGCATAAGGGGTTAGGCGACACTGTTGAGTTCTTGACAGAGGTTACTGGCATTGCATATGCTGTAAGGATGGCAGAGGAGCACGGACTTATTTCTGACTGTGAATGCAATGGTAGAAAGAAGTGGCTGAATGAAAATGTAAGTTATGGCAGGAAGGACAGCGAAGTACTACAAGGAGAACCCGGAGGCGAACAAGAGGAGGCTTAAACAGCAGTCTGAGTACAACAAGACTGAGAAGGGTCTTGCCTCACGTATCGCAGCAAACGCTGGTCGTAGATTGCTTGGACTTAAGAAGGGTGACGTAAGAGATGCAAGCCACACCAAGGACGGTAAGGTTGTAGCAGAACATAGAGTAAAGAACAGAGCTAGAAATGGCGCAAACGGTAAAAGCACAAAAAAATGAACAATCAGAAAGTAAACTACATCCCAACAGTCAATAACGTACAGATCGATGGATTTGACTTTGCGAATAACATAACAACAGACATCATTGATATGCCTGCATCAAACAAGGCATGGGCTATTCAGATCAATGAACTTGATGCTACTGGAGCACCTACTATGACTATTAAATGCTCAAACGACGGTGTTAACTTTATAGATTACTCTACAGCAACAACTGATATTGATATTGTTGCAACGCCAATGGTGTTTGAGACTGAGTTTTGTCCTAGATACATGAAGTTATTATTGGAGACAGTAGGTGGAGCTTCAGGAGATACTATATCAATATCAATGGTTCGATAATCATGGCAGATAACAAGAAGTCTCTTGACCTAAGAAATAGAGTTAAGAATGAAAAGATTGAAGCGGCAACTATAAGCTCTATTACTAAATCTATAAAGATTATGTATAATGCAAGTACTATAACAAAGTTTGAATCAGCTATTGGAAGGGATAATTCTTTAACTATAACTATATTGGAACTACCAACTAGATGATTATACCACGTCCGTTAAAGAGAGTACTAGGGAAGATTATACCTTTTTCACAAGAGGACAAGATACCTACGTTCAATCTTGGATCTGGGACGGCAGATAATACGACATACCTTCGTGGAGACGGTACGTGGGCAGCTGTTGGTGGTGGATCAGGTGGACTTTTAAAGGGTACTGCATCAGGTGTTGATACATACACTACCACAATAACTGGGGTTGCATCTTATACGGATGGTGACGCATACTTGATCAGATTCACAACTGGAAACACGACGGGGTGTTCATTGAACATAAACTCGTTAGGAGCAAAGACGCTGTATAGAAATAATGACGGAGTATTAATAGGTGGGGACATTGTTAACGGAGCTGAGATGTTTTGTATCTATAACTCCACACTTAATGGGTTTCAGGTAATTGGTACTTCCCCTAATACATTAATATCATACGTTACAAATGCTGAGTCGGTTACAATAACTAAAGGTCAACCAGTCTATGCGTTTGGAGGACAAGGTGATAGATTAAAGGTAAAGCTTGCATACAATACTAGCGATGCAACATCAGCTCAGACGGTTGGTTTAGTTTTGTCTTCATCTATAGGTGCAAATCAGAAGGGGTTTATAATTGTAAATGGTCTTTTAGACGGTTTAAGCATTTTACCTACATCTACATATGCAGACGGAGATGCTATATATTTAGGAGCTACTGCTGGTAGTATAACTAATGTAAAACCATCTGCACCTAATCACATGGTTTATTTAGGTTTCGTCACCACTGCTAGTAATGGATCAGCTGGAAGGATGTATATTAGGGTTCAGAATGGGTACGAATTGCATGAGTTACATGACGTTGCAATAGCAACACCAACAAATGGTCAGGTATTGCAGTACGATAGTGCTACGTCATTGTGGAAGAATGCTACTCCATCGTCCGGTGCTCTTACAGTTGGAACGACTGCTATAGCTTCTGGAACGGTAGGGAGAATTTTGTTTCAAGGAGCTGGTAATGTATTACAACAAGACAGTACTTTGTTTTGGGACAATACTAACAAGCGTCTAGGAGTTGGGGCAACACCAGCAAGTACTGTAAGGTTAGACGTGAGAGCTCAAGGTGCATTGTCAACTGATATCATTGAAAGATGGAGAAATTCAGCAGATTCAGCTAACATTGGTATCATTACTGGTGATGGTGCTTTCACAATTGGAACATATACCAATCCATCTACTCAACTTACTATTAATTCATCCTTAAATTTCGGCCTTTATGTTGCTGGAGTAACTGGTATCTATGCACAGAATCAGCAAGGTTCTGGAAGTAGATATGGGATTCAAGCATTGGGGAGAAGTAATGTTGTTGGTGCTACGGCATATGGAATAAGAACTGGAGCTGATTCATCATCAGCATCGACTATTAATTATGGGATCCAAGCATATGCATATAATGGTGCAACAAACTATGCTGGTTATTTCGATTCAACTGGTGGTACAACAAACTATGCATTATATGTTCAAAGAGGGGATATTCTACTCGGAAATGCAACAACAAACAAGATTGCATTTTGGAATAAAACACCAATAGTTCAACCTACAACTGCAATTGCGGCAGCTACTTTTGTGAATAACTTATCAGGTATTTTAAATGATAGCGCAACATTTGATGGTTACACAATAGGTCAAGTTGTAAAAGCATTAAGAAACGTAGGTATATTGGCATAATTAATTAACTTTGCAAAAAAAACAATGGGATTAGAAATTAAATCAACACAAGAAAAAAGCATCAAGATTATTGGTACTGAGATAACGCTAGAGAGCGTTTACGGAAGAATTGAGTTTGCAGCACGAGCAGATGGTAAGACATTAGAGATAGCTATATCAACTTATGCATCAAGGAATGCATTCAAGATGGGAGCTTCTCCAATTACTACGGATGTTCAGCAAGGAAATCTTAACGTTAATTTGGAAGCAGGAGAGATTCAGTCAATAGAAACCGCACAAACATATTCACAACAAGCTTACTTACAGTTAGGTTATAATGTAGATATTATTTAATACATTTGTAATATGAAAAAGAAAGTAATGGAAAAAGCTACTGGAGAGCGATATGCGTCTAAAGCTAAAATGAAAATGCATGAGAAGTCTGAAAGCCCACGTATGAAAAATAAGGAGCTTAAAAAAGGCAAGAAATGTTAAAGAAATCTGTTGCGTTCCTACTGCTATTACTAGTGGTAGGATGCTCTGATGCTCATCAGGCTCAAAAAGGACTTAAGAAGTTCTATCGTAACGGAGGTAAATTTGAGTGTAAAACGGACACGTTAACAATTACAGAAGTAATTAAAGGGCACGATGGTAAAGATAGTATCGTGTATCGAGATATGCAATATACTTGTCCAGATCTAATTATACCTAAGACTATTCGTGAGACTAAGATAGAGTATCGTTACTTACGAAACATGCAAAAAGACTCTCTACAGTTTGCTCTTAAGCAGGCAAAGGAGCGTAATGATTTTGTAATGGATTCACTTGAGAATGATCGTAAACTACAAAATATCAAAGGGAAAAATGCTAAACGATACATAAAAGCAAAGGAATCTAAGAACTATTTTTGGGTAGGTTTTCTTATTGGAGTGATTGTCAGTTTGTTAGCTTGGATTTTAATAAAGAGATTATTTTCTTAAATTTGTAATTACTTATTAATTACAAGAGATGAAGAAATTAACTCTACTTTTGCTGGCTTTTTTCGGCATATTTAGTCCTATAGAACTGTGTATTTTTATCCTTATGGGTACGATGTTATTAGATACATTAGTAAAAATTGTATCTATAAAGATAATATCTGTAAAGACTGATAGAAGATTCTTTGATCTATTTCAGTCAAAACTTTTAAGAACCGGATACATAATAAAGGGGTTGGGTTATTTCATTTTAGCACTTGCTGTTTTTCCGTTAGATTATTATATGCTAACACCGTTTCTTGAAGATTCTATTGCATTCTTAGGTTACAAAGTCTCAATACCATCCACAGCGATATTCACCAACATCTTACTTGCAATATTCTCACTTATAGAGATTGCATCAATCAACGAAAACTGGATAGACATAACTGGAAACGATATGCTTAAGGGTGTGTTTAATATGGTTAAGAAGATTAGATCTGGAATACATAGTGTATCAGATACTGTTAATAAAGTAAAAAACAGCTAATATGTCAAACGTTAGATCATACACAGACAAGGAGCTACTTGAGAGAGTTAAGTCGCTTCCATCATTTAAAGGCTTCCCAAAAGAGGGGGCACTAGATATTTGGGTTCGATCAAGTGAAGATGCATTTAATTTATTTGACGACAAGATATACACGTTTGAGTGTCACAAGGACAAGGAGCCTACATTCAAGATGGTATGCACTGGCACAAGTAATGCAGGGCAGTTTGGATTGAAGCATTTTGAGAAGTATAACTCAAAAGGATGTGCAGTTCTTAAGTCTGACTTGTTGATGTATAACTCGCACAAGCAAGGACTTCACAAAGGCAAGTTGGCTTACGTGCAAGCAAAAGGATTCCCGTACTATAGAGACAACGACCGTGACAACAGTGCTGAAGAGATTGGCAAGGAGTACTCGGACATCATCGGTGCTAACTGCCACAGAGCTGGAGCTAAGTCTACAGTTATAAATGACTGGAGTACAGCGTGTCTTGTTAGAAACATTGAGGTTGAGTTCATTAAGTGGTTGAACTTCATGAAGGGAAGAATTTTATCAGTTGTAATATTAAAAGAGTTCTAATGAAAAAGCAAGCAACAGCACAGTTAGAGAAGAAACATGTATCTCGTCCTGGAGTACACGCTAAGACGAAGACATCTAAATTAAAGTCTTCAAAAAATTACCGTAAAATTAATAAAGGTCAGGGTAAGTAATTTTTTGTCTATATTTGTATAAATAAATTAAATACAATGAGCAAAAAATTAACAACAGAAGAGCTTGATAAGTTATCTAGAACTAGAGAGCAATACTACGACCTAAGAAGTCATCTTACTGACATCGTGTTAACCGAAGAAAGGTTAAAGAACGACAAGCAATCAACACTTATTAATATTGACCTAGCGTACAACGAGCTTGTTGCTATTCAAGACGAGATTCATACTAAGTACGGATCAGTAAAAGTCAATATGCAAACCGGAGAGGTGCAATGACAATAAGAAAGATATCTATTGGCACTGACTACATTAAGAGCATGCACTATGTTGTCGGTCAAAGTGTGTTAGACAAGTCTTACATAATAGACACCATTGTCTACACTAGAGATCTTGACGTTGATATTTGGATTAGTAAGGACAGCGAGGTTATAAAATGGAAAACAATTAATAAAAGCATGCCTTTTATAGTCGAGCATAACATCGATTTTTAATGATTTCACCACATTACTTTGTAGTGACTCCAATGAATGGTCAGAGATATGATAATATCAGAGACTACGGAGGAAAAGAATTTATCATAAGCTCATCACAAGAAGATCACACGGTAACCAACAGAGTTGCCGTAGTTCAGTCTGTGCCTATTGGTTATGACGGTCCAATAAAGAAGGACGACCTGGTTATTGTTCACCACAACGTGTTCCGTATTTACTACGACATGAAGGGTAACGATCGTAGCAGTTGGAACCATTACAAGGGTGATGTCTTCATGATAGAGCATGAGCAGTTGTTCTTATACAAGTCACCTGATGGTGAATGGAACGCTCCGTATCCTTACTGTTTTGTTGAGCCGATATCAAAGATGGAGTCAAAGGTTGCAACGTTGGGTGTTGAAGAACATCTTGTTGGAGCAATTGCGTTCATACCTAATAACACTCTATTAAAAAAGGGAGACATGGTGTCATTCATACCAGAGTCTGAGTACGAGTTCAACATAGACTCACGTAAGTTGTATAGAATGAAAATCAAGAACTTATGTCTGAAGCTTTAATTGATAAAAAGAGAAGAGTACTTCGTGCGGCAGAGAAAGGTGTCGATGAGTTGATAAAGGTTTTAGAAGAGCCAATCGTCACTCATGGAGAGGAAGACCTTAGTGCTGACAAGATGAAGAATGCAGCGTCTGCAAAGAGGTTGGCATTTGAAGACGCTATATCTATGATTGAGCAGATTGAGAAGGAGCAGCTTAGAATAGATGAGATTGGTAAAGAGTCAGGCCCTAGCTTTTCGGGAGTAGAAGGAAGAGCTAAAAAAACCGGAAATGGAAAATGATTACTCACTATATAGTATAGTTAATGCCGGCATAACAACTTCTGTTATGCGTACTAAGAACAAGGCTAAATCTTGGAAGTACGGGTACGACGATAAGTATGACATAGTAGTGATATCAAAGGATGGGACTATTGGTGATATATACGATATAGAAGGCCTTAAGATTGCACTTCCGTCTACGCCATCTAATATACCAAAGGGAGATAATAGATGGACACCAAAGGAATACCCAAAGGAGTTATCAAAGATAAAGACTATATTCGATTGGAATAGAAGAGACAGTGCGTTTAAATCTAATTATGTTGACTTCATTGAAAATGAGTTCGACAACAGAGAGTTCGGGTATTGGTTCATAAACAACAGCAAGCCCACATACGTAACTGGTTCTCATTACATGTACCTTCAGTGGTCTAAGACTGATGTTGGTCTACCTGACTTCCGTGAATCAAATAGAATATTCTACATATTTTGGGAGGCTTGTAAGGCTGACCCTAGATCCTTTGGGATGTGCTACCTAAAGAACAGACGTTCTGGGTTCTCGTACATGAGTTCCGGAGAAACAGCAAACATAGGAACCCTTGCATCTGATGCAAGACTTGGGATACTATCTAAGACCGGTGGAGATGCCAAGACGATGTTTACAGATAAGGTTGTTCCTATTGTAAATAACTACCCGTTCTTCTTTAGTCCGGTAAGGGACGGTATGACAGTTCCAAAGACTGAGTTAGCGTTCCGTGTGCCTGCTTCTAAGATTACCAAGAAGAATATGGACGAGGAGCAAGCTGATGAGATTGCAGGACTTGACACGACTATAGATTGGAAGAATACAGCAGACAACTCTTACGATGGTGAGAAGCTACTACTATTGGTTCAGGACGAAGCAGGAAAATGGATTAAGCCTGACAACATACTAAACAACTGGCGTGTAACAAAGACGTGTCTTCGTTTGGGTAGTAAGATTATTGGAAAGTGTATGATGGGTTCTACATCGAACGCACTAGATAAGGGTGGTGACAACTACAAGAAGATGTTCATGGACTCTGACGCTAAGAAGCGATCAGCCAATGGACAGACCAAGTCGGGGTTATACTCACTATTTATTCCTATGGAGTGGAACTTTGAGGGGTACATTGATCAGTACGGATGGCCGGTATTCGAGGACCCTAGTAAGCCAGTTCTAGGTATCGACGGTGAGATGATTAAGATTGGTGTAATTACATATTGGAAGAATGAGGTTGACGCATTGAAGCATGACTCAGATGCATTGAATGAGTTCTATAGACAGTTTCCTAGAACAACGTCTCATGCATTTAGGGACGAGTCTAAGCAATCTTTATTCAATCTGACTAAGATATATCACCAAATAGATTATAATGACTCTCTGCTCAAGGATAGAGTTATTACTCGTGGCAACTTCCATTGGAAGGATGGTAAGATAGACTCAGAGGTTGTATGGTCGCCCGAAAGGAACGGAAGGTTCTTAGTATCATGGATACCTGAGAAGTCTTTACAGAATAGAGTAATAGAGAAAAACGGAAGTAAATACCCTGGTAACGAACACCTCGGTTCTTTTGGATGTGACTCGTATGATATATCAGGCGTTGTTGGTGGAGGTGGATCGAACGGTGCACTTCATGGAATGACTAAGTTCCATATGGAGAACGCTCCTACAAACGAGTTCTTTCTTGAGTACGTGTCTAGACCTCAGACTGCTGAGATATTCTTTGAGGATGTACTTATGGCACTTGTGTTTTATGGTATGCCAATGTTAGCAGAGAATAATAAGCCAAGGCTACTGTATCACTTAAAGAACAGAGGATACAGAGGTTTCTCTATGAACCGTCCTGACAAACATAAGTCAAAGCTATCAAAGACAGAGCTAGAGCTAGGTGGTATACCTAACTCATCTGAAGACGTAAAGCAGGCACACGCATCAGCTATTGAGTCGTTTATTGAAGAGTATGTAGGTATAGATTTGGAAGGAACATATCGATCACCAGACGAGATGGGTTCTATGTACTTCACAAGAACACTAGAGGATTGGGCTAGGTTTGATATAAACAACCGTACAAAATTTGATGCCTCTATCAGTTCGGGTTTAGCACTAATGGCTAACAGAAGACATTCGTATGTCGCACAAAAGGAAAAGTCAAAATTATTAATTAACTTTGCAAGATACAATAATCGTGGCAATAATAGTCAAATAAAGAACAATGGATAAACCATCTGTAATTATAAAAAACATTCCGTTTCCTAGTCAGACTGCAACAGATGCTGAAAAAGAATCTGTAGAGTACGGTTTACAAGTAGGAAAGTCTATCGAGGGGGAGTGGTTTAAAAGGGTAGGCAGCAGCAGTTGCAGGTATTACGACCAGTATGGTGACTTCCATCGTCTTAGGCTTTATGCACGAGGAGAACAGCCTAACTCTAAATATAAGAATGAGTTAGCTGTTAATGGAGACTTATCTTATCTAAACTTAGATTGGTCAATTGTTCCTATTATACCTAAGTTTGTTGATATCGTTGTTAACGGTATGAACGATAGATTATATTCAGTTAAGGCTCAATCGCAAGATGTTTTGTCAGCCGAGAAGAAGAACTTGTTTCAAGACATGATTGAGGGAGACATGGTCGCTAAAGACTTCTTGAAGATGACAAAGGATGAGTTTGGGGTTGATGCATTTAATGTTCCTGAGCAAGAGCTACCTGAGACATCTGAAGAGCTTAGTTTATATATGCAGTTGAAATACAAACCAGGAATTGAAATAGCAGAAGAGGTTGCGATTGACACTGTGTTTGAAATGAGCGACTATAATGACACGATTAAGCCGTTGGTAGATTATGATATTACTACTGTAGGAAAAGGAGCCGCAAAGCACACATTTGAATATGGGAAAGGCGTTTCAATTGAGTACGTAGATCCTGCCACACTCATACATAGTTATACTGAAAAACCTGACTTTTCTGATTGTTATTACTTCGGTGAGGTAAAACAAGTTCACTACACTGAGATTAGAAAAATAAATCCAAATATTACTGACGAGGAACTTAATGACATTAAGAATCAAGGTTCTTCTTGGTACGATTACTTCCCAGTTATAAGACAATACCAGGACGACATCTTTCAAAATGAGATGGTTACTTTGCTTTACTTCAACTACAAGACAGAGAAGAAATTTGTCTACAAGAAGAAGTTTTTTGACAATGGAGGAGAGAAGGTAACTAAGAGAGATGACTCATTTAATCCACCAAAAGACATGATGGAAGAGGGTCGATTTGAAAAGGTTGAGTCAATTAAAGAAGTTTGGTACGACGGTATACTTGTTTTAGGAAGTAACACTGTTCTTAAATGGGAGTTACTTAAAAATATGGTTAGACCTGAAGCAGCTTCTCAAAAGGCTATGCCTAATTATATTGTGGTTGCACCTAGAATGTATAAGGGACGCATTGAGTCATTGGTAAAGAGAATGATTCCTTTTGCTGATCAGATTCAGTTGACACATCTTAAGCTTCAGCAAGTAATGTCTCGTGTTGTTCCCGACGGTGTATTTATTGATGCTGATGGATTAAGTGAGGTAGATCTTGGTAATGGAGCGGCTTATACTCCTGAGGATGCATTGAACTTATACTTCCAAACTGGTAGTGTTGTTGGTAGATCGTACACTGGAGATGGCGAGTTTAATAACGCAAGAGTTCCTATTCAAGAGTTATCTACTAACAGTGGTCAGAGTAAAATGTCTGCATTGATAGGTGTGTATAACTACAACCTTAATATGATACGTGACGTGACCGGTCTTAATGAAGCTCGTGATGGGTCTAGTCCAGATCCAAACGCACTTGTCGGAGTTCAGAAGTTAGCAGCGTTAAATAGTAACACTGCCACTAGACATATTCTTGAGGGAGGTCTATTGATTACTAAAAAAATGGCACAATGTATATCTCTTAGAATAGCTGATATATTAGAATACGCTGACTTTAAAGAGGAGTTTGCGATGCAGATTGGTAAATATAATGTTGCAATACTTGAAGATATTAAGAACTTATACTTGCACTCGTTTGGTATATTTATTGAACTTGAGCCTGATCAAGAAGAACGTCAGCAAGTTGAGGCTAACATTCAGGTATCATTAGCTAGAGACCAGATTGATCTTGAGGATGCTATAGATATTAGAATGGTTAAAAATCTTAAGTTAGCTAATGAGTTACTTAAAGTTAAGAGACGTAAGAGATTAGACCGTGTACAAAAAGATGCTCAGATGCAAATGCAAATGCAGCAACAAGGACAGATGCAGTCTCAACAAGCAGCCGCTGAAGCTAAGTCTCAACAGATACAAATGGAAGCACAAGCTAAAGCATCTATCAAACAGATGGAGATTCAGATGGAAATCCAAAAGATGGAACGTGAGGTTGAGCTTAAGAAAGAGTTGATGGGTATCGAGTTCCAATATAACATGGAGCTACGTGGAATGGAGACTGAAAATATTATGAAGCGTGAGGATAAGAAAGAGCAAGCTAAAGATAAGCGTGTTGACATACAAGCAACTGCTCAATCTAAATTAATCGATCAAAGAAAAAACAACTTGCCTCCAGTGAATTTTGAGTCAAGTGAAGATGACTTGTCAGGATTTGATATGGGAGCATTTGAACCTAGGTAATATGAGAAAGAATAAGATAAAATTTAATCCATATGCATCTGGCACTGCTGGAAAATCTGGATTTGATGTTAACTACGGAGTATCAGTTAATAAAGGCCCAGTTACTTTAGATATTAGCCAAAGTAGAGGAACTGGATATATGCCTGAGACTGATATAAGTATGACAGTTAATATACCTATCACAAAGAGAGTGAAGCATAAAGGAAAAAAACTATAATGAAAAAGGGACTATACGCAAACACTCACGCTAAGAGAAAGCGAATCGATCAAGGTTCAGGTGAGGCTATGCGCAAGCCAGGAACAAAAGGTGCTCCTACAGCTAGTGCATTTAAGAAGGCAGCAAAAACAGCTAAGAAGAAATGAAAGACTCTAGATTAGTTCGTGCTGGAGTTGCTGGGTATAATAAGCCAAAGAAAACTCCAAGTCATCCAAAGAAGTCACACGTTGTTGTGGCTAAGGTTGGAGAAAAGATTAAGACGATTCGTTTTGGTCAGCAAGGTGTTTCTGGTTCTCCAAAAAAGAAAGGCGAGTCTGAATCTTACAAGAACAGAAGAGAGTCATTTAAGGCACGACATGCTGAAAATATTGCTAAAGGAAAACTATCTGCTGCTTATTGGGCAGACAAGGTAAAGTGGTGATTTTAGCTGTGTTAAAAAAATAGTTAATTTTGTAACAATTAAATATAATATATAATGAGTGAATTTAAAGTAAGAGCTGTAGATTTTGAAGAAAAATCTATGGTTGAACAAGAGCAACAACTGCTTGACAATCATCAAAAAGAAGTTGATGGAATCAAGGATGAGCCTATTGTAGAAGATACTCCAATTGTAGAGATTGAAAAGACTCTAGAGATTGACGATAATGCAGTTCTTTCACATATTAAAACAAGATATAATAAGGAGATTAACTCTTTAGATGACTTATTTCAAGAGCGAGAAGCGAATGAAGAGTTACCTGAGGATGTTGCTACTTATTTGAAATACAAAAAAGAAACTGGTAGAGGAATCGATGACTTCGTTAAGTTGAATAAAGACTACGACAAAGAAGATCCTACTAAGTTATTAGCTAGTTACTATAAGGAAATGAATCCTGAATACGACCAAGATGATATTGAGTCGGAACTGGAAAGATTTTCTTATGACTCTGACTTTGATGACGATAAAGAAATCAAGTCTAAGGAGCGAGCTAAGAAAAAAGAATTAGCTGAAGCTAAGAAGTACTTTAACAACCTAAAAGAACAATACAAAGTTCCTCTTGAGTCAAGAGAGTCTTTAGTTCCGGAAGAAGAGAAGAGTGCTTATGAAGCCTTCAAGACTAATATGAAAGACGTTTCTTCACAGCAAGAAGAAAATGTAAAGCGTTCAAAGTTTTTTGCTGAAAAAACTAATGAGTTATTCTCTGAGAAGTTCGAAGGTTTCGGATTTAAAATTGACGATGATAACAGTGTTAGTTTCAAGCCAGCAGAAGCGAATGTACTTAAGGAGAAGCAGTTAAATATATCTAACTTCATTGGAGGATTTTTAGATGACAATGGATACCTTAAGGATGCTGAAGCTTTTCATCGTGCTATATCTGTAGCTCAAGACCCTGACAAGTTTGCTAAATTCTTTTATGAGAAAGGCAAGGCAGATGGTGTCACTAACCTAAGTAAAGATTCTAAGAATATTGACATGGTTAGACAAGCACCAACTCCAGCGACTGATAAGTCAGGATTGCAAGTGAAAGTAGTTGAAAGCGGTTTTTCAGATGGTTTAAAATTTAAAAAACGTAAAAACTAAACAAAATGGGTTTAAACACACCAGGGTATTCACTTACTCCAAGCGCAGTTAAGGCGGCATTGCCAACTAACTATTTAACTGATTTCAATTTCTTGAATCAGTATCTTCCTGACACTTACGAACAAGAGTTCGAGCGTTACGGAAATCGTTCTGTAGCATCTTTCTTACGTAACGTAAGTGCTGAGATTCCATCTGCATCAGATTTGATCAAATGGTCTGAACAAGGTCGTTTACATACTAAGTATACTGGAGTAGCTAATTCAGGTTTTTCATCTGGAACAGAGGTATTTACAATGCCAACAACATCTCCTGCTACACTTTGTAACTTTAGAGTTAATCAAACTGTTATCTTGTCTTCTGAGACATTAAACGTTTCTAAAAAAGCGATTATTAGTGCTGTAGCTACAGATGGATCAACATTTACAGCTAAGTATTATACAAATGAAGCTTCAACTCCATTTACATCTGGAACAATTACAGCATTTGTTTACGGTTCTGAGTTTAAAAAAGGAGACGTTGGAATGGCAGGTTCTTTGGAAGCAGTTTCTCAATTCTTCGATGTTAAACCAATTATCATTAAAGACAAATACTCTGTATCTGGATCTGACATGGCTCAAATTGGATGGGTTGAAGTAACTACTGAAAACGGTGCTACTGGATACTTGTGGTACTTGAAATCAGAACATGAGACTCGTCTTCGTTTTGAAGATTATATGGAGATGATGATGGTTGAGCATGTTGAGGCTGCTGCTTCTTCTGCTGCATTAGCATACTTATCAAATGCTACAACTCCAACAGCTGGAACTCAAGGTTTATTCTCTTCTGTAGAAGAGCGTGGAAACGTTTGGTCAGGTGGTAATCCAACTACATTGTCTGACTTTGATGCTATTGTTGATCGTTTAGACAAACAAGGAGCTATCGCTGAAAATACAATCTTCGTAAATCGTGAGTTCTCTTTCGACATCGATGATATGTTAGGTTCAGTTAACGCTGCTTTCGCTGGAGGTACATCTTTCGGATTGTTTGACAACGATAAAGAAATGGCATTGAACTTAGGATTTACTGGATTCCGTCGTGGATATGACTTCTACAAATCAGATTGGAAGTACTTGAACGATGCTACATTACGTGGTGGTTTAACTGCTGGAAACATTAACGGTGTATTGATTCCTGCTGGAACAACATCTGTTTATGATGAAGTAATTGGTAAAAACATGAAACGTCCATTCTTACACGTTCGTTACCGTGCTAACGAAGCTGAAAACCGTAAGTTGAAAACTTGGACTACTGGTTCTGCTGGTGGTGCTGCAACTAGCGACTTGGATGCTATGGAAGTACAGTTCTTGTCAGAAAGAGCACTTTGTACATTAGGAGCTAATAACTTCGTATTGTTCAAAGACTAATAAATTCTCAGAGAGCCTCATCAGTGAGGCTCTCTTTATTTTTATAATTTAAATTTAATTACAATGAAAAAGAAACAAGATCCTAAGGATAGGACTTATCTATTATGTGGAGATGGTGCTCCAGTTAGTCACTTTGTTCAATCAAGACACACACACAGAAGTCCATTACTTCATTTTGATGAAGAAAAAAATGAGAATAGAGCATTAAGATATGCTCGTAATCAGAAGTCAATATTTATTGATGAACAAGATGGTAATGCAATCTTAGAACAGATTGTTGTTAGCGATGGAGCGTTAATGGTTCCAAGAACAAATCCAATCTTACAAGAGTTTTTATATTTTCACCCTGGTAATGTTATCAATGGTGGTAATGAGTTCTATGAGTTAGACTTAGAGAAAGAAGCACAACAAGATGTTGATGAGTTATTCGACGAAGTTGATGCATTGATTGCTGCTCGTGAGTTAGACTTGAATACTATGATGGCTATCGGTCGTGTTTATCTTAACGGTAACGTAGACAAGATGTCTAGTAATGAGTTGAAGCGAGATATATTATTGTTTGCTAAGAACTATCCTCGTGATTTTATGGAAGCAGTAAATGATCCAGATTTAGCTACAAGCAACATAGCTTCTAGAGCTATAAATGAGGGGTATGTTACATTTAGAAATAACAAAGACTTATTCTATAACTTGAAGGATAATAAAAAGAAAATATTAACAGTTCCATTTGGAGAGAAAGCAGAAGATGCATTAATGGCATGGTTGCACTCTGAAGCTGGTAACGAGTTCTACAATTATCTTACAAAAGAGTTTGAAGAATAATAACTATATTTGTGCTTTATTAACCCATTAATTTTTTTTAAAATGGAAAAGTTTTTATCAATCCCAGTTACTAATGAGCAAAGTCAATTAGTTTCTGCAAATGACATTAAGTTGATTGAGCAAGGATCAACAACTACTGTTGTTATTACTTACGGTGGCGGAAAAGTTACTACTATAACTCATGGGGCTTCTAGTTCAGGAGTTGAAGAGATGCGTGATGCTATTCAAAATGCTGTTGTTGCTGCATTAATTACTCCTTGGCAATCTGTTGCATTTGATGTAGTTGGATTACCAAAAGCTGTATCAGGAATTGCTATTGCATAATTAGCACAAACATTATTTAAGAGAGGCACTATTAACGTAGTGCCTTTTTTATTATCTTTGTACTTATGATTAACAATGTAAGAAATACGGTACTCACTATATTGAGTAAAGATAATCGTGGATACTTGACTCCGGCTGAGTTTAATCTACTTGCTGATCAGGCTCAGAAAGAGATATTTGAGAATTATTTCTATCAATACAGTATCTCATTATCAAAACAAAATGCTAGACTTCATGGCTCTGGGTACTCAGATATTCCTGCAAGAATGGCTGAGGTTATTGACTTATTTATGGTTCCTGGAGAGGCACTTATTTACGATGACACTACATATTCAACACCAATATTCGTATTACCAGCTGAGTTCTATAAAATAGAGAACGTTATATATAACGATGTTACAGAGATTGACTATGTAACCAAACAAGAGGCTAGAATGTTGAACTCAGCTAAATTTACAAAGCCTAACGTTACATTTCCAATCTATACAATAGATGGAGAAGGTATTAGGGTGTATCCTGACGTTATAGATGATTTAGTGACTGCTGACTATATAAGATACCCATTAGCCCCAAAGTGGACATGGGTATCGTTAAGTGGTGGTGAGCCGGTATTTAATCAGTCAGCATTAGACTATCAAGACTTTGAGTTACCGTTGAGTGATGAGAATAATTTGATAATTAAAATTCTTCAGTATGCAGGACTTACTATACGTGAGGCTGATATAGTTCAGGCAGCAAAGTCTGAAGAGATACAAGATAAACAAGAAAAAAATTAATAGATGTCTAACTACATTAGTCCAGCAGAACAGTACTATACCAATGGTGGTGTAGCTCCAACTGACAGTAATTGGGGTGAGTATCAGTACGTTGTATTAGCTGATATTGTTAATCAGTTTATAGCTAACTACGTAGGTAATGATAAGATGATTAATAACGTCAAGCGTAACCAAGTTGTGTTTGAGGCAAAGCAGGCTATAAAGTTGTTAAACTTTGATGCTCTACGATCCGTAAAGGCTATAGAGCTTTTAGTTACAGACAACTTAAAGCTTATACTTCCTCCTGACTACGTTAACTATGTTAGGGTTTCAATTGAGATTGACGGACAGCTTAGAGTTCTTTCTGAAGATAGGAGAACAAACACCGCTGTTAAGTACATACAAGACAATGCAGGAAACGTAACGTTTGATGTTAACGGTGACATTGTAACTGGAATATCTGATCTTGATAAACATAGACTTGGTCAGTATACTGGACCTGGACCTTATAACGGTTGTATGGGATGGTGTATTGATGGTAACTGGTACTTCAGCTACGCTATAGGTGGTCGTTTCGGTATGGAGACAAGTGAAGCAAATGCAGGACCAATGTTTAGAGTAAACAACGGTGTGATTGACTTCAGTTCAGCGATGGCTGATAAACTTGTAGTTCTTGAGTACATATCAGACGGTATGCAGAACGGTGACGATACCCTTGTAAGTGTTCATCAGTTCGCTGAGGAGTTTGTGTATAGATACATAAAGTGGAAGTTGTTAAGCAACAAGATTAATGTAAATTTGTACGACAAGAAGTTAGCTCGTGATGAGAAGCAGGCTGAATTTAGAAATGCAAAGTTAAGACTTAGTAATTTACATCCATCTAGACTTTTAATGAGTCTTCGTGGTCAGAATAAATGGATTAAATAATTATGCCAAGTATAAACAATTACTTCACATCTGGAGTAATGAATAAGGATCTCGATGAGAGAATTATACCAGATGGAACATATCGTGATGCATTAAATATAACTGTAGAGAATTCCACTGGAGCAAACTCAGGTGCAGTTCATAATTCACTTGGGAATAATTTAATTTCTAATCTTGCAGATATAATAGATGTATACGATCCACTTACGTCTAATGCTAGAACTATTGGTGCAATTGTGTATGAGCAAACTCAGTTAATCTATTGGTTGGTTTCTGCTGATAACTTTGATGCTATACTTGAGTATAATGGAGTAATTGGTGTTACAACTGCCGTATTAGTCTCAACTACTGGGCAGCTTAATTTTAGTAAAGAGTATATAGTTACTGGTATAAACTATATCAATGGTTTTCTTTATTGGACGGACAATTTTAATCCACCTAGAAAGATAAACATCTCAAGATCTAAGACATACTCAGTTGATGATTCACGAATAGATGATGATTTAAATGTAATAATTGAGCCGCCATTAAATGCGCCATCTATTCGTTTGTTTAATACACCTAACAGTAATAATTCAGATCAACATAACAACATAGATGAGAAGTTTATATACTTCTCTTATAGATTTGAATATGTGGATGGTCAGTATAGTTCCATGAGTCCATTCTCTGCTGTTGCATTTAATCCTAAGAACTTTGTTCTTGACTTTAATATCGGTAACACCAAGACAATGGTTAACCAATATAACTCAGCTGAGATTCAATTCAAGACTGGTGGCAGAAATGTTAAGAGAATACAGTTAATAATGCGTGACACACGTAACTTAACTTGTAACATAATAGAGACATTCGATAAGTCTGATTTATCTATTTCTGACAATTCATTCTATAGATTTATATTCAATAACAATAAGACATATGCCATACTTGAGCAGGCTCAGATTACTAGACTTTTTGACAATGTTCCATTACTAGCTAAGTCTCAAGACTTTGTGGGTAATAGAATAATGTATGGAAACTATACACAGTTTTACGATATACAATTTCCAGTAGCTATTAATGTAGCTTTTGGATCAACTGACAACAGTGGCGCACTTCCTATACAGACATTTCGTTCAGATAGAAACTACGAGATTGGAGTTATTTATTTAGATGAATACGGAAGACATACAACCGTTCTTACATCGATAAATAACACCGTATATATTCCACCAACACAATCTGATAAAGGAAACAGTTTAGATGTAACTCTGTATAATACACCTCCTACATGGGCAACTAACTATAGACTTGTAGTTAAGCAAAGTCAAGGTGAGTACTACAATATACTTCCGATGTATTCATACACTCTTGGACAGTTTAGATATTATCTAATACATGAATCAGATAGAGATAAGTTTGCAGTTGGAGATTACTTGATATTTAAATGTGATGCAGCAGGACCAACTTATTCAAATAAGAAGTACAAGATACTTGAGTTTAAGAATCAGCCTGCTGGATTTTTAGGAATATCTGGAGCGTTAGAAGGACTTTATATTAAAATAAAGGTAGACTTTCCTAATGAACTAAATCCTGGTTCTGGACTTACTCAGTACTGGTTTGGGTCATTTGGTGCTGATTTAGCTCAGTATGTTGCATCATCTCAACCAGTTATATCTACCCCTGGAGTTTTACCAAGGTATCAATATATAGAAGACCCTATATATTATGGCGAAAATAACTCAAATATTTTATCTGTAGATGGGTCTACAACATTACAAGCTGACTATAGAGTAACTGTAGAAGCTCTATCTAATACACAATTTAGATGGACTACAGATATATCTGCTTCTGGTGGATGGACTAATGTTAATATATCTATAAATACGCCTATAAGTATAGGTTCATTATGTACTGTATATTGGTCAGGAAACCCAGTATTAGGAGATGTATGGAAAATAAACATAAGAGGAGCTAGATTAGATGGGTGGACTACACCTACATATTTTGGAGGATATGGAGTTTATAATTATGCAAATAATTCACAAATTAATTATAATCCATTTACTCCTTTAACTTTAGATCAAAATCAAGATGTAACTATATATCCTGGTGACATAATAGAGATAACGTTTAATGAGACACTTAATGAATATTCAGTTAATCAAACTAGACTTTATTATAGCAACGGAACGTATGAAAACATAGAGGAATGGTTTGTGGAATCTGGTGAGTATTTAAACTTTTCTCATGTCAATATAAATGGCATAGATGAAGTAGCTAGTAATATATCATTCAGAAGAGGTACTGGATTTACAACAACAGTGGTAAATAGTATCTCTTTTAGTAGCATAGAGTGTGATAATACTGATCCTCAGCTACGCACATACCCAGTATATATGATATTAAGGGGAAGTGATGGTCCTGGTAGTGAAGTAAATAGAATGTCCGCAGCTATTACTGTTAAACACCTAGAAAATGCTATCATAGCTGAAACAGTTGGAAAAGATTTGGATATTGATATCTATCATGAGTTATCTGAAACATATAAAATAGCAAATGGAAGACACGAAGTTCTTTGGAAGTCAAATGACTATACTGCTCCTTCATATGCTGCTGGATTTACTAACCTAGGTCAGTTAATACCTGGTACTCCAATCACAGTTAATGATCAACAGCATAACTTCCATGTAGGCGAACAGATATATATTCATTCGTCTAATACGTCATTGCTTCCGTCAGGACCACGTACAATATTGCAGGTTCCTAATCCATACAACATTGTTGTAGATTTACCATTCCCTGGTATTGGTGCAGCAACTCCAGCAGGAGTATCTTACTATGAGTTTGAGCAAAATCAAACTGGTAATAATCTAGCCAATGGTGCTAAGATAAGAATAAACAATACGAAGGTAATTAACTCTGACTATAATGCATGGTCATTTACAAACGGAATGGAGTCTTATAGAATCCGTGATGATTTTGCTCAGGCTACTATTCAGTACAGCCCAAGAGCGTCTTCAACTGTAGATGACTACAAGCAGAAGAAAAGTGAAAACGCTATATGCTACAGTGGAATATATGGAGAGAACACTGGTATAAACAAACTAAATGAGTTTAACTTATCTTTAGCTAACTTCAAGTACTTAGACAAAGAGTTCGGTTCAATTCAGAAGATGCATGCTAGAGATACTGACTTGATTGTTTTCCAAGAAAATAAAGTGAGTCAAGTTAAATATGGTAAGAACTTATTGTACGACGCTGTTGGAGGAAGTCAAGTAGCATCTATATCAGAAGTTTTAGGAACTCAGATTTCATATCCAGGAGAGTATGGTATAAGTAGGAATCCAGAATCTTTCTCTATGTGGGGAGATAATTTATACTTTACTGACTCAAGAAGAGGTGCTGTTTTAAGTATGCAAGGTGATCAGATTGTAGACATATCTAACATCGGTATGAGAAGATACTTCAAAGACTTAATGTCTGAGTATTCTGATACTCAAAAGCTAGGTGGATATGACCCAAGAAATAATATGTATATACTATCTAGCAATGAAAATAGTGTAATACCTTGTGACTTGACTATAGACAACGATTTAATAAAACTTCCTTCTAATACATCTGGAAATATATATAACCTATTTAACATAACATCTTCTGTAGGGTGGGAGATAGAGCTAATAGATATTGGATTCGGTATTAATTGGTGTACGTTATCAATTACGCAAGGAATTGGAAATCAGTTGATAACAGCAACTGTTAGCAATAACACTACAGATTTTAATAGAAGCGTTAAAGTTAGAGTTTACTTCTGTGATGAATTTATTGACTTTACAGTAAATCAAGCAAAAGGTAAAAGGATAAGAGTCAAGCCAATAGTATTAGTAAACCAGCCAATAGGCAGTAATAAGGTAGTGTAATGATAACTAATTCAAAATTAACAGCAAATGGTAGTTCATTAGAGTTAAATAATGTTCAAAATACTCGTACTGGGATAGCATTATTTGATTCAATAACTGGGTATGGAGGATTTGATTATATTCCATCTGATGGAGACTCTGTAGATGTAAGAGCATATGTAGACGATTCGTATAGCGTCAATGGATTCAGAGCCGACCTTAATAATAACGTGTACTACTTGGTATCAGATCAAGAGTATACTGAGGCAGATAGAGATGTAATACTGTCACTAGCTACGGTTATACCTATGACATTTTATACTACATATTATGAAGGTTCATTTACGTTTAACAATCCAGATGACTATCAGAACTTATACATTATATGGGACTATGTATGTAAGATAAATACTAGTGCAGTTATAGAATATGTAGGTGGTGCTAGTGGAGTTGTTAAGACTATAGAAGTTGAGTTTGAAGATCCTGTAGGTGTCACTGGGGTGGTATATAACTCACCATCAATTAAGCCACCGTCTAGATTTATACTTGAGTTCAATGGATCAGTTGTAGGGGATACTGGATATATTGGTCTTAATAGCATGGATAATTACAATGCATTAATATCAGCAGGAGTAAATCCAGCTGATATAAACCTAGTATTTCCATATGATGGATTAGTTTATAATGGTGTAGGATCTATAGATTTTAAAAAGATAGTAGGAGACTTAGCTTATGGAAGAGTTGTAGCGTATTCTCCACTAGAATACTCAGGATGGGAGCTTCAAAGAATATATCCAAGTCTTACATCGTTCTACATTTCTACTGACAATGGAACAGTTGGAGATGTTTGTTCTCAGATAGCAAACACGGAGATGTTCCATAATGGATCGTCTGCACTTCCTTCAGCTGGTGATATTATTTATACCGACAGTTTAGGCGGTGGACTTTACGATGGAGGTAATTTTTTACACTTAGTAAGTGTCACAATCATGACTGTTCCTGCTGTGTCTGGTGCTCAATATGTGTCAGTAAATAATAGTGGTGTTTCATCATCTCTTATTGGATGTGACTGTGTAGAAACTTTAGTTCCAGTTATTATTCAAGACGATATAAACATAGTTCAAGGACTATACACGAACCTATCTCTGTACGCTGAAAATAATCCAACGTCATGGAATGTAGTTACAACGTGCCTTAATTATGCAGTAACTGGAGGATCAAAGGGGACTATTTACTCGTACACCGACTGTGAGACATTAGCAACAACTAGAAGAACTGTTAGCGTTGATTTTAATGATACTATATGTTCAACTACAGTTCCAACAGTTATAATTGGAGACGGAACAGTAACAGAGACTGGTGTGTGTTTAGGTAGCATACTGCCTAATGGATTGTCTTTTGACTATAACACTGGAGTGCTTAGTGGAGTTCCAACAGAGGCGTGCGACTACTCTATTGAGTTGATTGCAACCAACTGTATTGGAGATAGTGCTCCTTATACATTAGGTATCTCTGTTTCATCAGGAATACGATTGACTCCATTCGCTATGGACGTTGAGAATGTATCTGCTGACGGAACTGCTGCATGTGCTATTTCTCCTATCTATACGCTTATGTATCATAACGGTGTAAACGACTTGCCAGTACTTCATGACGACATCTATATGGATCACAAAGGCATAGAGTTATTTATGGGTGGTAGCAGATGGTATAACATCGATGCATCGACATATTCAATAAAAGTTTGTGAGACTGGTAAAGTTTGTGACACACATACTTGTTAATTTAGTATCTTTGCGACATGACAGTATCATTCTCACCAATATCAAATGGATGGACTTCATTTTGGTCATATCAGCCAGAATGGATGGCAGGATTAAATAGTTCGTTCTATACATGGAAGGATGGTAACTTATATGTTCATGATTCTAATAGCACAAGAAATGCGTTCTATTACGACTTCAGCGAAGATGCATATTTCTTGTACAACTCAGAAATAACATCTATACTCAATGCAGAGCCAGACACAATAAAGGTATTCAAGACGGTGTCTTTAGATAGCGATGATTATTGGACTTGTGAGATGGAGACTGATCTTTCTTCGGGTCAAATTCAAGGAAGTTACTTTATTAATAAGGAAGGTGAATGGTATGCTCATATAAGAAATGTATCTGATACAATTGACACTACCGGATTATCTACTCAGGGCATTGGCACAGTATTTTCATATGCATCTTTAGTTCTTTCTTTCTCGTTTGATATAACAAACCTAATAAGCATTGGTGATGTGCTACACTTTATAGATGGATCAAACCAAATGGTTGAAATAGGAACTGTTCAGTCTTATACTTCAAACTCTATAACAATAGCTTCTTTAACCGGTACTGCTCCAACTGCTGGAGACTTTATATTATTCACAAGAAATAGTGTAGCAGAGTCTTATGGACTTAGAGGCTACTATATGGAGGTTACGTTTACAAACTCAAGCCTACTAGATGTTGAGTTTTTTGCATACTCATCTGAAGTATTTAAAAGTTATCCATGAAAGTAAGATATTTAAATGAAAATGACTACGACACTACGTTATGTAAGTGGTGGTCTGATTGGAGATGGACACCACCGTCAAGAGACATACTACCTGAGAATGGATCTGGTGGTATAATGGTGTACAAGGATGAAGTAGAGATATGTGCAGGGTTTATATTTCTTACAAACTCTAAGACAGCATGGGTTGAGTTTATCGTATCTAACTTTGACTACAAAGAAAAAGATCGTTCTGAAGCTATAACAATGGTTATAAATACTCTCACAATCATTGCTCAAGAAAAGGGTTACAAGTTCATATACACATCACTTAAAAACAAGAGCCTAATACAAAAATATAAATTGTGTGGGTACACTATGGGGGATGGCAATTGCCAGGAGATGATAAAAGTGTTATGATTTTTTAATTATTGCAATATTTTCAGTAACTTTGAAGTTCAAAAGATTAAATAATGGCAGCAGTAACTGGAATGATATCAGCAGGAGTGGCATTAGCAGGAGTAGGTATGAGTGCTGCTCAAGCTGTGAAGGCTGACAAAGAAAAGAAAAAAGCTCAAGCGGCAGCAACAGCGGCAGCTAATGCATTCAAAAATATTAAAGAAACAAACGCATACTCTGGTATTCAAGTTCCAACACTTGGATATGATTTAGCTAGTCAGAGAATGAACCAACAAGCAATGGCTGGGCTAGGATCTCTTCAAGGAGCTGGAGCTGAAGGTGTTCTTGGTGGAGTAGGTCAACTTCAAGAAGCTACAAATGCAGCTCAGTTAGATATTGCTGCTCAACAGAACGATGCTCAGTACAATAGAGACTTAGCTGAGGCAGGTGCTCAGATGGGCATTGAAGAGAGAAGACAAGAGAGAGAGATGAACTTATACGACGCTCAGTTAACTGGTTCTCAAAATGCAGCAGCTACAGCTCAAGCAAATAAGAATGCGGCTATAACCGGAATGGTAGAAGGAAGTCTTGGTGCTCTTGGATCTGTAGCTGACGCAACATCATTGTATAAGGAAAAAGGTAAAGGAGCACCTTCACTTAAGGAGCTTAGAAAACTAGGATATAATGATGAAGAAGCACAGCAAATAATCGACAGTAAAACACAACAATATTAATAATGGAATACGCAGGGTATAAACCAACAGACATTATAGATTGGGCAGGACTTACCGGTAAGGTAGCTGACAAGATTACAGCTATTAGTAAAGACCGTGAGGCTAGAAAGCAAGAGCTTGACGATATAATGTTGGCATCTCAAAAAGAATTAAGTAAAGGAGTTGACTTAAAAAACCAATCTCTACAGAACGTTCTGATTGATGGTGCAGACCAAGGTAGAACATTATTAAATAAATGGAATGCTGATTTAAAGAATGGTACTTTAGATCCAAAATCATACAAGCAAAAAATAACTAACCTTAACGACTATTGGCTTTCTTTAGCAGGATCAGCTCAAACGTATGATCAAAGATACGAAGAAGTGATGAGCAGACAGAAGCCTGATGAAAACGGAAAAATTGCTGGTTCAAGTTTAGAGTTAGAATTAGCTTCACGTTTTGGTGCTGCTACAGAACTTAAGAATAAGAAGATTAGGATAGGTGAAGATGGTATGGTTTTCTTAGCTGAAGTTGATCCAAACACTGGAGAGATTATAAGAGATATAACTGACACTAAGAGTTTAAATAGACCTGAGAACATGATTGTAAATCGAGTTTACGTAAATTCTGAGGTTGAAGATATGATGAAAGGTTTTAAGGCTAATACTGATATTCAAGCATTGGCTAGAGGTGGAAGTAAGGCAATTACATCCATTAAAGCAAACGATTGGTATAAAGAATCTAAAGCAAGGATAGCTAGTACAATTGCTCCTAATAGTAATCCTAGAGCGCAATTAAGTGTGTTAGTAGATAACGGTGCAATTCCTGATCCTGAGTACTACGAGACTGAGTCAGAAAAACAGCAAAAACTTGAAGAAATTATTGCTCAAGAGCAGGCTATAAAAAAATCAGTTGGTAAAGATTTAACTGAAGCAGATATTGACGCTATAGAGTTAAGACTTATAAAACTATCTAGTCAAGATGGTATAGTAAATCCAGTACTGACTAAAAAGCAGCAAGAGCTAGCTATACAAACTGTAGAGCAGACTGTTGACATGAGTGTAGAGACACTTGTTGATTACAATGCTCCTGAGTCTTATAACTACAATCCAAAAGAAGACACTCCTAAAGAAGTATGGTATGGTGATTACGAGAAAGCATACAATGCATTTATGGGAGGTAAACCGAATAGCCTAGCAACATTAAATGACATGACTGGTGGTAAGTATATAATTGAATACACAAAAGGCAAAGGGTATACAGTTAAAGATGCAGATAAGAGGGTAGTAAATAATACAGATACAAATCCAATTACAAATATAGATAGATTACAAGATTACTTAGGTGTATCATCTTTAAAAGAATGGGAAAAACAGAAGGCAGCATTTAATGCCGCTAAGGGTGGAGCTAGTAAGCCAGTTGTACCAACAAAAAAAGAAGATTTAAGAACAAAATATAAATATTAATATGCCAAACGAAGTAGTGTTAAGCGAAGCAAATAGAGCGAAGTTAGATGGAATTGTTAGTAAAATGATTGCTAATAAGGAATCAGATGAGAATATTAAATTTGTTGTAGAAGACTTTAAGAAAAAATATTCAGAAACTCCAAAAAAAAAAGGGTCTACTTCGCAAAATGGTGCTTGGTATTCAAAGGCAGTCAAAGAAGCTGGGTTGCCGGTTACAGACAAACCGAAAGCTCAAAAGGCTTCGGTATTTTCACCTTCAAACATTAAGGAATTAGCTAAATCTGATGAGCAAAAGTTTACTGAAACACAAAGCCGTCTTAAGTCTGACATTAATAAACTAGAGGTTGAGCAAGAGTTATCTGATGCTGAGATGGCTCAAATACTTAAATGGTCTGATGCAGATGTAAAGAGAGCTAAACAAGGAGTTCCTAGTAAAAATGTTGTAGCAAAGCCTGCAAATGTTGATCCAAAATCTACTGATAGATATAATGACATGCTTTCTTCAAAGGTTGGAATAACTTCTAATCAATTGAAAGCTGTAAATGATGTTGAATCAAATAAGACTAATGACTTAAAATCTAGAGTTACATACTACAACAATGTAGATACTCAAGAACGCCTAAAGAATAAGGGTTACGATATTGATGTTAATGGAAATCTTGACGATGAAAAAACAAAGAGTGCATTAACAAAGGAAAATGCAAAGTGGAAAACATACAAGATTGAACAAGATAAGAAGAATGAAATATTTGACAAGATAGATGATAATATTGATGCGTATCTTGTATCTAATACAGAAGAATATGTTGTTGATGAATTAAGAAAAAAGTTTAGTGGATCTGGATTCATATTCGAAGAATCTGGAATGGGTAACTACTTGACTGTTAAATTTACTCCTAATGGAAGTAGTACAACTAAGGAAATTGAAATCCCTCTAGCTGGTATAAGTAGTTCACTTTCTTTAGCTAAAGAAGGAAGCTATAATGAAGCAGGTAAAATTAGCGAAGAGAATGCTAAAAAGCTAAAAGACTTCATGAAGGGTGCATATATCACAAAGAGTGAATGGAAAAGTTTTTCTCCTACAGATACTGAAGCAGGAAGTGATGCATACAATGAATCGAATAATTTAACATGGATGCTTAGAGCAACTGAGCTAATGGCTAAGAATCCTGCTAAATATGGTAAGGAACTTATTGGTGATGACGTAGGTGGGAATATACTAGATAAAGCTTCTTTTGCTGTAAAGAATGAATATAAGTGGCTAGAAGGAGAATATGCTAATTTAAAGAAACAGATAGATGCATACAACCAAAATCCAACTGACACTGAAAGAGTTGCTATAAACAATAAACTTCATGAACTTTCTGTAAAGGAGTACAACTTAAATGAAAAAGCAAACAAGATATCTCAAGCCGATAAGTATTGGGGTAAATCAGCTGCTGCTTATGCGTTAGATGAAGCAAAAAAAGGTAATCTAATAGGAAACTGGGCAAGTGCATATTTAGGTGGAAGACTACTTAAATCAACTGAAAAGGCTTTACTTGGTTTATCAATGGATGTAGGTGCTGATTTAATTGGAGCAGAAAATTTAACTGATGCTTCAACATACCAAATGTATAAAGATGATGGTATGTCAGATGATGATATAAAAGAAAAAGTATTAGCTGATTCTAAAAGATTTATAATGCCAAAACTTGATGCTGCTTATACTAGAATATTATCATTAGGAACTACAACAGAAGAATATAAAAAATCTCCTGATAGACCTTGGTACGAACAATTAGGCTCTGCATTAGCTGAAAGTATTGGAGCAGCTCAAAGCCCAAATGCTAAACTTGGATTTTTCTCTATGGCATATGATAGCATGCAGACACAGATGCTAGGTAAAGAATTTGATGGGTTAACACAGTCTGAGAAGATGCTTGTATCTGTTCCATATGCTTTAGCAGTTGGAGCATTAGAAAAATTTGGCTATGACGCATCTGTTGGTTTTAGTAAGAGTGGTATATTTAATAAGACTATAAATACAGTAATTAGAAAATCACTTACAGACTTACCTAAAGATGCAACAGTTAGTCAAATAAATAGAGAAATAAATAAGAACGTATCTAATTTAGTTAAGAGTGGTGTTATAAAAATAGCTGCTGGTTCTATAACTGAAGGAAATGTTGAGGGTATACAAGGACTAACAGAGATTGGAACTAAGGCTATTGTAAATGAACTATACGATAAAGAACTATTTCAAGATATACCAGACTTATCTACAAAAGATGGTTTAATTGAAGCAGTTGGAATAGCATCAGAGGACGCTGCCCTTGGAGCGTTAGGCGGTTTAATAATGGGTGGAGGTGCTATATCAACCACCACATACAAGCAGGCTAAATTCAACGAGACTAGTGACTACAACTTTGATGTTTTCTACGGTACGTTGATGGATGACAACTTAAGAAAATCAATCAAGTATAACACCAAGATTAAACTTAAGAACGGTGAGATGACAGAGTCAGAAGCAAAAGAAGAGATTGAGTCAATCGATAGAAATACCGGAATACTTAGATCTATTCCTGCTGATTTATCGTTACGAGATAAGAAGGATTCTTTCAACTTGATTATAGAACGAAATAAATTAGAGCAAGAAATTGATGGTAAGGATGCTGCGTTAATCGTTAAGCAGAAAGCCAGAATATCAGAAATAAATAATGAACTAAACAAAATATCAGAAAATGCCACTAAAGAAAACAATGTCGAGCAACAAAAAGATACAACTGAAGGTAGTAAAGTCGAATATCAGGGAGTTGTTAAAGGACAACAAGAAGCCGGGTCTACAGAAGGGACAGTTGGGCAAACCACGCAGCAAAAAACAGATACTGGCGATAGCACTGTCGCAGGCGAAACGCAAGAAGTAACCAGATCAATAATAAATAGACCTTCAACACTTTCTGAGTTTGGAGGTAAGAAATTTGACACTCCTATTCAAGGTGATACATATGTACAAGGTAAGCAAGTTGTTTTTGAAGACAGAGCTACCGGAAGAATGTATGAACTTGGGAACGTAGATGAAGTAATAGACTCTACGATACCTGGACTTAATGCACAGCCTGAGTTGGTGTCAGTAACTAAGGATGGTAAGATATCTGTAGAAGGTTCTGAATGGAATATACAGTCAGAGCTACCTACAATGGGTATTGAGTATAACCCTGCTGGAGAAGTTGAAAGAGTGTCACTTAAAGACGACAACGGAAATACAACTATGTTTGATGGTCAAAAGGCTGTTGACATAGCATATCAGATTGAATTACAAAAAATTCAATCACCAGAACAACAACAACTTATTAACGAACTATTAGAACAAGATGAAGAATTCAAATCAGCAACAGCCGATATCAAACTTACAGAAGCTCCAGTTGCTACCGAAGAAAAAGCAGTTACAGATACTGAACAGACTGCTCAACAAACAGAAAAAGTAATTGAGCAACAGCCTGCTGCGCAACCTACTAGAACAGTAGAGCAAGAAGTAGAAGAGCTTGGTCAGTTGATATCAGGTTCGGATGTTGAGATTGACAACGCAGCGAATGTTATCAGTAACAAGAGGATGTCTAAGGTTGTTGCAAAGGCAGCTAAGGCAATTGCAAGAATAACTCCAGGAGTTAAGTTTAAGGTATACGAGGATGACGCATCTTACAGACAAGCTGTTGATGAGACTACAGAAGGTGCTTCTAGTAGTGGGACATTTGATCCTTCTACAAATACTGTGCATATAAATCTAACAAATGCTAACAATAGAACGGTAGCCCATGAGGTGTTCCATGCTATACTTCTAAACAAGGTTAGAACAAACAAGGACGCAGCGGCAGTTACTAAGAAGATGATCGAGGCTATATCTTCTAAGTTAGAAGGAATGCCTGAGCTTAAGAAGTACCTAGATGACTTTGCTTCTAACTACGACGAAAATATTCAGAACGAAGAAAAGTTATCTGAACTAGTTGGTATACTGGCTGACAACTATATGAACTCACCGGCATCTGTTAAAGACATTATAGCTAGATGGATTGATCGTTTGGCTAAGATGTTTGGACTTGACCCATTCCAAAGAAACGAGGTGTACGACATGCTTAATACCATAGCAAGAAAAACTGCTAAAGGAAAAACTATTAAGGAAAAGGATATCAAATTAATACCAAAGGGAGATACTATTGAGGAAATGAATAAGCGATTCCAAGCTGACTTTTCTGACTCTGTGTCTAAACTTACATTTATATTTGATAAAAATGGTGGTAAGTTTAAGAAACTTGAAGATGATGGATACATAACTAAAGATAAGTCTTTATCTGACTTTAATGGAAAATATGTATTTCTACATCAGCCTGATGCAGCATTCTCAGGAATGATTTACAAAGATGGAGAAATATTAGTTGAAGGTAAAGGTGGTGTATTTTATCCTATTAAGTTCCATGAAGATGGATATTTTTGGGCTAGTACATCAACTACTGCTATTAAAATGGCAGACGATTTAAATAAGGTAATGGAACAAAATGAAGGAACTATATATATGGCTCTAACATCTGCTCCTAATAATAAATTGATGTCAAGTACTACAATGTCAAATGCTGTACTTGATTTCTTCTCATCAAAAGCATTAGATAAAAACTTTAAAATTAACCCAAATCAATTAAAGTTATCACTAATAAAAGCTGCTAATGATGTAAAATTCAAAAAGACAAAAAACAAAACTACTGGCGTAGTAACTGAGAAACCATTTGGATTAAGGTTAAAACTAACACCAAAATTAACGATTGAAGAAATACAATCAGCTATAAGAACTAAATTAGCTTCAGATAAGAGTAGTTTTGAGGATAGAAAGAATTTTGCAATAGAGTTAACTAAATTAATGGCTACTGAAATAAATAAAAATGATGTAGCTGTAAATCAGTTTGGTAAATTATTTTCTGAAGGTATACAGAATAAATACTTTAAGGGAATAACTAAAACTGGTAAGTTAAAAATATCGGCAGCAAATATGACTCAAGCATTATCTGAAATGTTTACTGAGCCAATGCTCAAGGAAGGTGTTGACAGAGACAAAGGTGGTCAGGTATATGCTATACTAGAGCTTAATGGTGCGGTAAAACCTTTTAAAACTGATCAACATGAGTCATATCCTATGGCTATTAAGTCAGATAGCGATTCAAAAGTTAAGCTTCATATACTTAAAGATAGACAGAATTGGTATGATGTATTTGAGGATTTTGAAACTAATGAAATTGTAGCTTCTAAAGAAAGACAATCTAAAATATACCCAACATCTGGCGTATCTGTTAGAGGATTAAGAGTCAATACTTCAAAAATTGAAGGTAAACCAACAACAGAAGAATTAGCTACACCTCGTAATCAAAAAACCACTAAGGTATACAACGCAAGTCCAAAGGAAGTTGGTGAATTAGGTAAGCGATCTGGAGTGGTATATTTTGCTACAGACAAAAGAGAAGCTGACGCATATGCATTGATGAATAGAGGTGAGGTTCGTGAGTTCGACATGCCTACATCACTAATAAAAGATGAGAAGGTAGTAAAAGACAAAATCAAAGAACTTGGACTACAGCCAAAAGATACTAACTACACTATCGATGAGTCAAGCGTGTATGAACTAATTGACGATCGATTTGACAACTCGCTTAGTCCTCAAGATATCAATAAACTATTCTCTGCCCTAAAGAAGGATGGAGTTAAAGCATTTAGCTACGAGGATGGGGCACAAGTTTCCGGACGAACTACTGAAAGTATTGCAGTTATTGATACTGATGTTGTGCAAGGAATGGTTAGAAAGCAACAAGCCAGTAAGAAAGACATCAACAAAGTAATAAAGGTAGCTAAGTCAAAAGACTTCTCTAATGACGCTATACGTCAGTACTTGTTGAAGGAAGGATTTAGTGAAGACCAGATCAATAATGCAATGGCTCCTTACGAGTACAAGGATAAAGTTATGTCTGACTTCAATAAGAACTTTGACAAGCTTGTAAAAGAAGGTGCAACTGAAGACAATGCATTCAACGAAGCAATTGAGAACATTGTCTACAAGGTTGAGGATGACATTGTACGTGAGGAAATTATCCGTGAACTTAAAAAGGAATATGGAAAGAGAATCAAGTCGGCACCAAGAGCTGAAAAAATTACCGGAAAAGCAAAACCTATCACAATCATCACTGATGATGTTAAGGGTCTTACTGACGTAATTAAGAGAGAGATTAAGGCAGCGAAGGATAAAAAGAACCAAGTTGATGCTGTTCTTACTTCTATTTCTGCCCAGGTTAAGGACATGGTCGTTAAAGGTAAAATAAGTGTTAGACAGATGTCTGCGATTATTAATGCCTTGAAGAATACCAACCTAGATAACCAGGTTATGGTTGATCGATTTGTAGACTACGTGTCACGAGTAATAAGTCGTGCTGACTTTATTGAGAGGGTAAACAAGGGGATGAACTTTAAGAAAGCTATCAAGCGAAATCTTAAAGGTAAAGCCAATCCATTTGTTGCCGTTGCTAAGTCATTCACTGAGCTTAACCCTAAGTGGGTTGTTGACATCGACAAGTACAACGAGATTGCTGAGTTGGTATTTAACTCTGTTAAACCAACTAGAATAAGCAAGGGAGAAATATCGTTCAAAACTGAGGCTGATATTGAGCTTATTGGTAAGTACATTGCTGAAGAGCAAGCTAACCACTTGAAGATAAAAGAAGAGAACTTACGAGCATTATACGAAAAGGCTACCGGAGAGAAAAGCGAAGGGAAGTCTGTGTCAGATATGCTTGACGAACTTAGAAGTGATAAGGTTAAAACTGACTATACAGATAAGATTAAGGCTGCTTTAAAAGAAAAGATAAAACAATACGAGGAGCTTGTTACAGAGAACGATCCAAAAGAAGTTAAGCAGGCTATTAAAATAGATGTTGACTTGATTGATGCTAAATTAGCTATTGGTATTCTGGATGCACTTGACACATACTTTGCTAACGACTCAAACGCTTCTTTAAAAGCACTAATGGCTACATATAAAGGTATAGTGATGGCCAAGAACTTCAAGTTAGTTGCGAAGCCGTTGAGACTTATTGGATCTAAAAAGGTTGGTAGAGCTCAGAGCCAGGAGTTTACCAACATAAACATAGTCCTCAAGAGAATGTTTAGAGGTCAAAACGCTGCGTTGTCATTCATGGAGGCAGTTGGATTTAGTGATATAATCCAAGGTTCAAACAGAGCTGAACGCCAGGCTATGAATAAACAGAATGAGTACTCTAGAATGTTCAATAAGGTTAAAAACTTCAACAGTGCTGAGAATATATTTGAAAGAAACGTTATAGCATTTATTGCAAGAAGAGATATCAACGCAAACGCTGAGGAGTCTATCAATAAAAGAATTAAGTTACTTAAAGACTCAGTAGATGTACTAAGAAAGTCAGGAACTTCTATTGAAATAGCTAAAGCTGACTTATACGAAAAGGTATTAAAAAAACTTGGTCTATACGAAGAAGGTGCTACACTTGAGTCGGCTAGAAAGAAAGCAGAGTCTTATAACTTAAGTGCTGTTGACTTTGTGACTAACATGTTCTCAGAGATTTACGACCCATTAAGCGACACTGCACTTGGGGTGTATAACACAATGCTTGAGAACGACATAAACTATACGCCAGACAAGTACTCTACACTTGATGCTAAGATTGGTAAAGATGAGTTTGACTTAGATTCATCTGGATTTATGATGTTTAACTCAAACTTCAAGGTTGATGAGAACAAGGCTTCAGTATTGATGTCTACAAATAGACCTGAGAGACTGCCTAAAAACATGTACGTAGACCTTGATTTCGATAGCAACATGTTTAGGTCATATAGACTAGCTCTTAACGACATGTATACAGCTGAAGCTATACGACAAGCTAATGCGTTCATTAATTCTGATGAGTTTGAGAATATCATACCAACGGCTGAAGATAGAGCAATCGTTGAGTCTGCTATCAAGTCATATGTAATTACTAAGAAAGGAAAGAACTACATCGAGAAGTCAAGCATTTCTTTCATGAACTCTATACTTGATACTATAGGTGGATTGGGTGCTGCAAGAGCATTAGGTGGATTCTCTCAATTTTTAAATCAGCTTGGTACTGCTCAGATGAATACTTTCATAAATGCTGGTGAGTACATGAGACCATTTGATATATTTGACAATGACTTAGCTAATATGATTGCAAACTCAGGACTTCCAATATCTAATCTTGGAGTTGAAGCACTTACCACTATTGAGAATACAGAAAAAGAGTTAGAGAAAGTAAAGATAGCAGCTGGTGCTATAAGTGCTATTGATAAGTATGGTCTTTCATACATTAAAAAATCAAACGAAAAGTTACTTAAGGTTGTGTTAAGTAATCCAGATAGATACGCCAGAATACAAGCATTCGCTGCTTACTACAGAAAGTCAATGAAGGCTCAAGGATTAAAGGCTGACTTCAGTGCTCCTATGAATGAAAAGGCGGCTAGATATGCTCAGGCTATGATTGATGCCAACATGGATGTTACTGATACAGCTATGCGAGGTAAATTCTTTACGGATAAGGAATCTTACAAAAAAATTATCAAACAAGTATTCTTCCCATTCTCTACGTTCTCTTTGAACCAAAGAAACAGAGTATGGTCTGATATTGCTGTAGTTGGTAATAAATTAAGTAGTAAAGAGGATTTTTGGACAGCTGTTCGATCATCTTTAGCATTTTCAGCAGAATTTTTCACATACAATGCAATAAGATACGGTGTTGGATTATTCCTTATACGTACTGCTTGTGAAGCTATGGGATTAGATGATGATGAGGAAGAAGCAATAGTTGAAAAATATACAACTAATCTTTTAAAGTCTATTAAGTCAGGAGCTGTTACAGACATCTTATCTCCATCTCCAGTGTTCGATGAAGCTACACTAAATGCAATGAATAAACTGATGCTTGCAACTGGAATTGGTTCAGCAAGTGAAGAAGAGTTCCAAAAGTATATTAGCGAAGTTAATGATAAAAGAGCATTTCAAGGTAAAGAACCGTTGACTGAAGATGAAGTAAAAGATAAAAAAGATAAGTTCTTTGAAGACGAGCAGTTCCAGTTCTATGTAGATAACGAAAAGTCATCAGGTATGCTTGGTATACAGTACTCTAAATTAGCCGAGTTGTATGACATACTTAAGGCTCGTTCTACTGGATACTATACTAGAGAAAAATTTGCTGGAGGAGGAGAAGAGGAGGTAAAGCTATCTGATGATGCTAAAGAAAAACTTGACTATATAGCACTCCTTAAGTTGGTTGGTACTACAGTTGGTACTAGAGAGGTTGATCAGATAGCTGATAAGATGTTCAAGATAGCTAAAGAGAAGTACTCGTTGACTGAGAAGCAGAACGAGAAATACGAAGCTGTTAAGAAGAAGTACAAGGTTGATCCTTATAAGATGTCATTAATTACATCTTCAATGAAGGAAGAGACGATGATAGAAGAGATCGAGTACATCGAGAGTACTGGTGGTTTAACTCCAAAACAATCTAAGGAGTACGCTAAACTAAGAGCTTACGGAGCGATTGATGGATGGGGATTGGATGATATAAGAAAAGGTAAAACTACAGAACAGATAATAGCCTCCCGAAAATAAGGGAGGCTTATGTTAAAATAAGTTAACTAGGCGAGCTACCTGGCCGTATTCTGGATGGAAGACAAATGCTTCTACCGCAGCAGGGGAAAATTGATAACCGTTTCTATGATGCCAACTGTCTGTACCTGACGGAGAGCGTAATGTCTCAACGTTTACAGACATGTAGTCCTTACCTGACTTGTGATGTACGTGGTGACCAAGGATGTATCTATGCTTGCAGTGATGCCAGTGCTCAGAAGCTTCGTGAGCCATTAACATTGGAAGGTCTTGAATCTTTGCTCCATCCATATGAGTAGTTCCAATCAGGTTCTTACCGTACACTGAGTACTTTCTGTGCGACATATCTGCCTTAAACGTTACGTTTTCATTGTTTCTAAACCAACTAGTTATAGAGTCAAGAAGCATGAACCCACTCATGTAGTCATGGTTAGATGGGTTGTATACAACCTCAACGTCAGCAATCTGTACAAGCGTTTCAATTATCTCAACTAATAACTTCTTAGCAGTCAAGAAGTTCTCGTACCACATTCCGTCTGTGTCCTGGGGAGTACCACTTGTGGTTGTTCTCCTAGGGTTGTCGGTGTGTAGGATGTCGTTTCCTGCCACGAATATAATCTTGTCGATGTTCCATCCGTGAGACTTCTGTATTATACCATTAAGTCCGTCACGAACTCTCTGTACAGCGATTTGTTGGTTGTAATCCTCACCAGTCTCAAAAGAACTGCATAGCTTTCCGATATGAATGTCGGCAGGATCAAATACAAGGCAGTGAGGGTCACTTATAGGCCCTCTAACGATAGGTTTATAGTTTGGTGACCATTTAGATATCTCAGCGATAAAGTCCTCTCTAAACTCGTTATAATCGAACTCTTTTTTACTACCGACAACTTCGATTGAGTAGTGCTTGCTCTTGTGCCAAAAACGTTTAACGTTGTCAACATCAATACCAACTCTTTCACACTCATCAATAATTCCTTGGTTCTTGTGAATTGCGTGTTGAATTTTTCTTGTGAACTGGCTTGTTGGGAATATTCCTTCTTCTTTAGCGATTATCCTAGCAACCTCTGATTGGTTTGTTATACCGCTCTTATAAAGCTCAACAGCCCGACGTTTAATTTCCTTCGTCATAGTAAGATTTTTGTATGTCGCTAAGTACCTTTCTTAACGACTTAATGGTTTCAATTAATGTTTCTCTGTCATTATCTACCATCGATTCATATAAATCAGATGTCAATGAATGTACTTCATCCATTGTCGAATTGACATAAGTTAGTAAATTTTCAGACATCTAATCATGTTTTTGGCAAATATATACCTTTTTATCTTAAGAATAGTATAATTTGCTACTAAATTTTAGATTAGTTACCTCATATGTGTACGAAAAGTTTCTGAATTTGGTGAAGTCGATTGAGTTTTTTACAAGTCTTTTTAACTGCCGGTCTAGATCACACTGTTCAATTTTTCCATTCTCGTCACACACGACTGGGCATAGCTCCCTAGTTATTATTCGAACGTCACGCTTCTTCTTGTTCACTATGTTGACCGCTCTGACTTTCACTGTTGCTATGTATAATGCCTTCATATGGGTCTGATATATTGTTGACAATAAATTCTCTGAGCATCTCTCTGCCCTCGTTCTGTTGTTCCCAGATTCCTAGGACTCGTTTATCTAAATCTTCCTTCGTTAAGTTCTCACCGAACGATCCTCGCTCAAAGAACTTACGGTCTGATACCCTTATCTCGTTCATAGCCATGTTTAACTTCTGAGCGAGCTTGTGCTTGAACACGTTTGTGTCTCTCAAGTCTTCAATGTACTGAGCTAGTTCCGGTAAGAACATTGCGAGTGCTAAGTACTTCTGTGCTGGTGTTGGTTGTTTCATCTGCTTACTTCTATTTTTGGATAATTAATTAAATGGTAATAAACTTCATAATTATATCTTTTACCTCCTTTAAAGTGATCTGGATCTTCATCTATCATTTCTTGACATTTAGAGATAGCATTTTTTTTAGCAGCATCGAAATCTTTATCAGGTTCAAACACCCACATTAGTCTATTTGCTCTCTCTTTTGGACTAACTACGTGGCTCATTTCAATTCTTGTTTTAATTTTTGAATATAAATAAATCTTTCATTTCCTCTTTGCATCATACTTTTAATACTTGAGTATTTCATTGCATTCATCTCACTAGCTTCTTTTAATGATTGGTAACTGACTCCAGTTGTCGTATCTAAAACAATCCTAGACCTAGGATGCTCAGAACCTCTTTTGTTTATTTTAGTCATTCTTTCTGAATGTTCTTTTTTCCATTCATCTGACCTTTTAACTCCAAACATTGGATTCTTTTCACCACTTAAAAATTCTTTGCCTTTATTCCAAGGCTCTCTACCTTTCATGTGATGACCTTTTTCTTTTATCCTTTTTTTAGTACACTCTGAAATAATTTTCTTATTCGCATCACTTATAGTTTTCCCTCTGTGCACATTACCAATTTTTCTTTTGGTTTCTTCCGACATACAGATATATGTTTCATTAATTTTTGGTAGTAGTAAGTTAAGTCCATTTTCACCTATGCAATTATACATATCTCCATAATACGCTTCATAGTAATTCCTATATGAAATATCACATTCATGTATTACTTTAAATACATGATTTTCCCATCCATATTTTTTAAGTGAATTAAATATTTTAACTTGACCTTTTACTCTTAAAGTTTTATATCTATAAATCCTATCATTCAAATTAACCGTAGAACCAACATAAAAATTACCAACTGGGTTTTTTATTAGATAGATAAAAACATTTCTCATGTTGCAAATATAATGAAACTATTGGTTCTTCGAAATTTCTTTGTGTAATTTTTCTAGATACAAACAGAAGTCCATTGCCTCTTGTTGTGCCTCTTTTATCCATTCTAATGTGCTCAAATCATTTCTATCCATCGTGTTGTTGTACTTTTTAATTCCAACTTTAGAACGTTCCTTAAATTGACTTATTACGCTTTCTACAATTGTGTCTTTTTTCATATTTTCTCTGTTGTTTCACCGTCATGAACAAACGTTCGACCGAACAATCCGTCTCTTATCTCCTTCATCCTAAAGTCTTGAAGTGCTCTTGGCTTCTTGCCTTCCTGCTTGACTTCATAGAACTCAGCATTGCTTCCTGGAGGAAGGGCGATAAGATCTGGAATACCTGGCTTGTTTGTTACTGACAGCTTGATTACATAATAACCTTTGCTCTCTAATTCTTTTATTAACTTAGCTTGGATCTTGCTTTCTAACATCTTTAAATTTTATTGGATACTTGTGAAGGAACGGAGTCACTTCTTTTAATTTGGCAAACTTAATATATTTACCGTTCTTATCCAATACTTTTATCTGATTAATTACAATGCCTTGTCCTTCTATGTACTCGTACCTTGTTACTTCAAGCGAGTGGGGCTTCGGGACTTCCAAGTCCATCACCTTGATCAGTAGTTCCACATTCTCGTTCATCGAATTCAATTTCAGTTTGGTTTGTACTAAACTCTAGTAATCTAGTCAGCATATTACATAGACCGTCTTCTTGAACCTTTAGTCTTCTAATAGCTGTCCTAACATCCTTAAGTTGGTTGTTAACGTCTTTTATTTCATCACTTAATTCCATAGTCCTTCTTAAAAATATTTGTTGTGTATCTCTTCTTTGATTTTACTACCTTGTAAATCTTATCCTCTATTCCACCTTCTGAGAATATCCAGAACACTTGATTGTCAGGTCTATCCATGGTAGTCATTCGGTCCCTGGCCTGCCAAAAGGAGACAGCCGAGTGTTGGATGTTATAGAACACCAAGAAGTCAGCGTTCCTTAACGATATACCCTCACGCCCTGACACCACTTGTAGTGCTATGTTCTTGTCGGTACTATTGAACTCATCCAAATCAGTCGTTAGATTGTCAGCTCCGAAAACCTGCATCAGTGCATTAAGCTCCTCCTTGAACACGTAGAATATACCTATCTTTGAGCCAGTAAAGTGCGACTTAATAAACTCAGCCTTGGTGGTATCAATAACCATTGATCGACCGGACTCAAACTTAACCGTTCCACTGTACAGCTGGTGCATTTTCTGCATAAGCTTGGCTGCCGTATCACCAAGCACCACCTCACTCTTTCCTTGTATAACCAAGTCCTTCTGCAATGTATTTACCATGGTATATATAACTGGTTTCATCTTGACGTAAAGGACTGACTCTGTGATTACAGACTTGAAGCCTGCCTGCTCCTGGGTATAGGTAATCATAAGGTGAGAAATATCTCCCATTATCTTAGACTCTATGCCTGCTGTGTAGTCGTTATGAGCAAACGCTCCGATTCTCTTCTGCCTTACATCGACGTAGTCTCTTGACCACTTGTAGAAGTTTTGGTATCTAGTCCATGGAGACTTATAAGAGACCCACATCTGATGGTACATCTGACTGAACGACTCAGGAGTTGGTGTTCCGGACAGCATTATTATTGGCTTGTCACCGAACATACTCTTGAACAGCTTGGCTCCACTTGACGGCTTTGGAAATGATCCATGTCTATGGTTTTCGTCCATCACCACCACATCGTAATCCGTGTGAGGTAGCTTGTGCATTGACTCGTTGTTGCATATAACAACGTTAAATAACTTGTCGAACCCAAACTCCTCGTAGTCACTTTGCACGCTGCTTATAGCCTTCTTCTTGGTTAAGAACAGAACGTTTTTAGCACCGAACAGATGACATACCTTCAGGCTGGTGCAGGTCTTTCCAGTCCTAACTCCCCATGCCATGTACAGTATGCCGTACTTGTTCAGTATATCAACCCCTAGCGTTGCGCCATTGAGCTGATACTCTCTAAGCTCTTTCATATTAAAAACCTAAATCTGTTTGCTCGTCGTGCTTGATGTTGAACTTGATCATCATCCCTTGTGCGCTCCTATACTTAACCGGTGGCGTGTTGTACATAAACTCACCGTACAGATGTATCCAATGGTAGAACTTATTAAGTGCCAGTGTGTACTTACCTCTAGGACTGTAGTCAGGGTTCTGATTGATAAAGTGTTGATACAAGTCCTGACCTAACACCTCGCTACCAACCTTAGTCTTCTCGTTGTACCTATCCTTAGCCCACTCGTAGAAGTCCATGGATGTCTCTGCGATGAACTTACGCTCACGAAGGTTCTTGAACTTACTTTTACGAAGACCTTTCTTAAGGTACATCTGAAGATTAGATATCATGTAGTTGTCGAACTTAAGCCACTCCTCCTTACTCCAACCGGTGAACAGCTGATGACCGAACTCGTCCTGAGGTGTGTGGTTCTTACTGTAGTGCTGTGCAAACTCAAGCTCCCACTTACGTCTCTCAAAACTGTTACCAGCTCCCTTGATCGCATAGTTGGTCGTGATAATAATCTTAGGCGAGTCCTCAAACTCTAGCTTAATCTCGTCCTTGTTCTTCTTCTCAAGCGTTATACCCTCTGTTATTATGGAGAATAGACGCTCAAAGTCAAAGTAACGGTTAACATCATCGAACACAAGTATCTGAGTATCAGCTGACACACGTTGGTATGGGAACGACTTTTGGAACGAGAACCCCTTACCGTCAATTATTACACCTTTCTTCATGTAGTTAATAGCCGACACATAGATACCTTTACCAGTACCACCCTCAGGGTTGTCAGATATAACCTCGTCGTTAATAATAACGGCAGGACAAAAACTAGCAGGCTTGTGGCTGTGTAATAAGTAACCAGCCGTCGACTCAATCGATCGAATTCGATCAGGCTCGTTGCCACCAATGTTGTTGATGAATCTCTTAAATTCACAATCACTAAAGTCTGTGACATTGAAGTCACGGTTGATACACTGCTTCTGCCAAATGTATCCGTCGATGTTCATGTAGTCAATCGTCTCAACCTTGTCCTTGGTAACCTTTACCGCACAGTTGCGGAAGTAGATGTGAGCTGTGTCCTCAGTGTCCCTAACTATCTTAGGAGATATTGAGTCAAGGAACGACAAGTGGTCGTCCTTAAATAGCTTGGTCTTGTCAGCAAAGTAGTTGTAGATACTCTTGTCGTCCAACTCGTACAAGTACTTTAGCACATGGTCTTTAATGATGTCCTCAAAGGCATCTGATATGATGTTGTTACCAATCCTTACAAACACGAACGACTTACCTATGTAGTACTTATAGTAGCCATTAGACTCCAGAAAGTCCTTGTACATGTGGTTGACGTGCTTAACGATGCCCTTACTGCTCTTAGCCCAGAACTCGTTGCTGTACTCTATGTTACTTATAACAGACTTGGCAATGTCTCCATGTATCTTCGTAACGTCCTCAGCAGGAACGCCTTGCTTGACCATGTTAACGATGTTGTCAATCTTCTCAGTGTCCTCGTAGAACTTAGTGCCGTGAGCCTCGCTGTTCTTGTATGCACTGTCGACTATTACTGTTATCTCTCCAATGGTGAACCCATCAGACTGGAACGTAGACAGAGTGCTCAATGCCTCTGACTTACTTATGCCGTACTCATTAAAGGCTGCCGCTAGTACGAACGTGTTGTTGTTACGCTGTCCTGCAACCAGTCCAAAGTTATTGTTCCACCAGATCATAAGCCTTCTTATAATCTCGTTAGGGTTGTCTAGCTTAATTGTCTGACGACTAGTAGCAGAGTCGAACGTTTGGTGCTCCTCTACAATAATATTACTCCAGGTGTCACTAAACTCGTTGACATATATCTCAGGGTCGTATGACTCAAAGCATACACGACTGATGTTCTTTGACGTTGTGTCGAACTCAGCCATGTTGTAGTGCTTCTCTAAAGACAAGA